TTAAGTAGTCTTCCATATTCTTCATATTTAGTCGCTCATATAATTCCGAGTAATCTGGATTATCAATTAAGTATTCATGAGTATTATTTAATTCTGGTAATTTAGTTAAATCAAGCATAGTTATTATATTTATTAGTTTGTGCTGAGTAATATATTCATTATATTTATAGTCTCTAAAGTATTACTATCAACTAAGACTTTTGTTATTGTTTATTATATTATCTTTTACTATTAGTATTTATATTGTAACATAGTTTATTATTATTATTACACATGCTACTACTACTATTGCTAAAAGTGCTTCATTAGCTATTTTCTCATCTTTTTTATTATTATATTTATTCATTTTTATTTAGTTTAAAGGTGTATATTTATTTATTAGTTTATTTTATAGTTATAGTTTAACACTTGACTTCTCAATAACTTACATAGTTATATTAATATATTATTAATAGTGTAGTATGACAATAGCTTGTTAAGATATAATAGTAACTGGCTACTGTCACATATTACTTATGATACTTCTGCTAAGTTTCTAGCGAAAGCTGGTACAGTATTAGAGTTAGTATAAGATTTGTATTCTTGAAAACACTTCATTGATTCAAACTTTTCTTGAAATGTTGAGTATATTTCATCATGATCATAAGTGAATGTAATATCTTTATTATTAGTAAAAGTTATTACTGAGTTAGTACCGATTAGAGATTTTCTGATTACGAATCTTTTAGTTGTTAAGTTATTAGTTTTCATAGTTATTTATTTTATTTATTTATATTTAGTTTAATTGTTATATTTATATTATCTTATTGTAGTCGTATTTAGTTTGTAATTATTTTTTATGAAGTAGTTGTGAGTTAAGTTTGTTATTAAATGTTATGTTATTTTTGTAATAGTTTAAAGTTTGTTTAAGTGATAGTATGTTTATGTATGTGTATGATTTGAATTTAATTATGTGATTGATTGGTATGTTATGAAAGTAATTAGGTAGAGTATGAGGTTGAAATGGTATGTATGTTTGATTGTTAAGTGTGAGTATGTGAAGTGATGAGGTTTTAAGAGTGTTTGACATTGTTATTAATTTTAGTTTGTTAGTATATATATATTATCTTATTGTAGTCGTATTTATATTGTATTAAATTCCATTGAATGATATGTATTGAACAATTCCGTATGTTATTATGTTATAAGTTATTAATGTTATGATTGATGTTATTGTTATTAATGATATGTAGTTTAAGATTTTCATAAGTTTGTTATTAAGTTTGTTATTGTTATGTTTATATTATCTTATGTGCATCGTAGTTACTTTGTGTGGCATAGTATGTGAAAATGTCAATGTTATGCGCAACATAATTGCAAAAGCCCAAAAGGTTTGACAACAATATCGCGAAAAAGGGGGAGCCCGGGTTGTTTGATTGCGTTTTGTATACGACATTCACAATAAAATTTTGAGGTGAAGCACTGTACTTCTATATATTTTATACTTTTTTTTAAATAGTGACACTAGGTTGTTAAGTATAACTAGTAATAGGCTTATGTCACACTATTATTAATGTAAATAACTGTTTTTACAAGTGAATACTAATAATATACAAAAATATTAAAAAAATAAAATGGCAATAATATACTCTTACCCTTCAATTGACAACGTTAACTTGCTAGATGAGCTGTTAATCACTGACGTAAGTGATAATAGAAAAACTAAGACAACTACTATATCTAAACTTAAGCAAGGTTTAGCCGGAGTAGACTCTTTAAATACTTTTACTGGGGATTTAACTATTAATTCTGGTAATGGTATACTTATTAGTAATTCTACACCAAATATAACGGTATCTAACACAGGAGTTTTATCTTTAGCCGTTAATTCTCCACTAGCTGTTGATGCATCGTCCGGTGATATAAACTTAAGTATACCAAATCCTTTACCTACCGCTAATGGTGGTACTGGATTTACTAGTTATATTACAGGAGATTTGTTAATAGGTTTTCCAGATGGTGCTGGTGGATCTATATTGTCTAAAATACCTATTGGTAATGTTGGTCAAGTATTAAAAGTTGCAACCGTAGCCGGTGAGGAGATACCTCAATGGTCAACTGACAATGATTCTGTTACTTCAGTTACAGCATCAGCAGATGATCAATATAAAGGTGCTTATGTAAGTCCCACAACAGGAGCCGTTGAAGTTGGTATAGATTTAATACCCCTAACCGATATATCAACAGGCGCTGACGCCAGTGATATATTGCTTATAACTGATGATCCTGCAGGAACACCGATAAATAAAAAAGTTTCAGTAAGTAATTTATTAACTTCACAAAACGTTTTAACAGGTTCAGTAAATTTAGCTTCTGAAGTTAGTGGAATATTACCTACGGTAAACGGTGGTACAGGTTCAAGTGCTACTACATATTGCGATTTAGCTGCTAATGTAACCGGAACATTACCTATAGCAAATGGTGGTACAGGAGCAACATCTGCCAATGCAGCTTTAAATGCTTTGTTGCCTAATCAGGCAGCGGCAACTGGTCAGTATTTAACATCGGATGGTACAAACACTTCTTGGGGTTCTCCTTCTGGTAGTGGTACTATAACAGGTAGTGGTGGTATAGCATCGTATACTTTATTTAGAGGAACTACAAACATCGGTGATGCACCTATGATAGTGGACAACGCTACAAACCCTACTGTTAGTACACATACTGGAAACTTTATAAATACAGGAACATTTAGTAATACTGGAAATTTTACAATAAAAGGTGTTCAAACTGATATTATTCCTAATGGACCAGGTGTAGCTTCACCAACGTTAACTCTAGGTGCTAGCGTAAGTAATAATGATGCTGGTCCTAAAATAGTTTTAAAAGTATCAGGTATAGCGGCGCCACCACAACCAACTAGAGGTTCTTATATTATAACTACTCCCACTGCTATGACATCTGGAGAAGAAAGTAATAGAACATGGACACTTCCTGCTAGTTTAGCCACAAATGGCCAAGTTTTGTCTTGTAAAGGTGTTACTACAGTGGGTGCAGATAGTGACTATGAGTTAGATTGGATAGATAATACAAACATATATGATTCAGATGGGACTTTATCAGGTGATAGAGTTGTTGAATTTGGTAGTACGGGGGATAATACATTATGGTTTAGCGGAGCAGGTGATGGAACCGGCACGGTGTTTAGGATTTCACCAAGAGTTAGAGTTGACAATAATGTAGACTTAAGAGGAGGACAAATCAACCTTAAACAAGAAGAAACGACCACTACTGAAGGAGGCGCAATAACTTTAGATTTTGATACAGGTAATACACAGGTCATAACTAATACAACCAATCCCAATGTTGCTTTAAACATAGGAGTTCCTTCAAATCTTAAAAAAGGAGCAACTTATAAAATAATAGTAACAAATACAGGTGCAGCACCAGCGGCTTTTCAGGTAAATAGTTGCTTTCAATTTCCAAATACGGCATCACCTGGGTATACAGCGGCAATAAATAAATATGATGTTTACACATGTTACTGCATAGACAATACTTCTGGAAGTGAAAAACTATTATGCGAAGCAGCATTAGGCTATGAATAATCTTAAATAATAAAAATATTAAGTAATACTATAAATAGAAGTACAATAATAAAATTTAATCTAATCAAATGAATGAAACAATAGTAAAGCACCTCAATTTTGGAGAGGATGCTAAAGCCACTATATTTAGTGGTATAGAAAAACTAACTAAAGCTGTTAGTTCTACACTAGGTGCTAGTGGTAAATGTGTTATACTAGAAGACGGTCATGGTAACCCACAGATAACTAAAGATGGAGTTACAGTTGCTGAATCAGTTATATTACTAGATCCAGTTGAGAACATGGGTGCTAAAATATTAAAAGAAGCCGCTAGAAAAACAGTTAGTGAAGCTGGTGACGGAACAACAACAGCAACGGTTTTAGCACATTCTATTATAACAGAAGCTAATAAGTATACTGAAATAAACAGTAGAGACTTAAAAAAAGGAATTAATTTAGCTGTAAAAAAAGTAGTGCAATATCTTGAAAAACATTCCTCAAAAGTAAAAGGAGATGTAATAGAACAAGTAGCTACTATATCAGCTAATAACGACCGTGAGTTAGGCCAACTCATTGGTCAAGCATTTAGATCAGTTGATGAAACTGGCATAGTAATGATGGAGACACATGATTTACCTGAAACTACTTTTGAAGCAATAGAAGGTATACAGTATGATGCAGGTATTCAAAATTCTAGTTTTATAACTGACACTGCCAAGGGTAAAGCAGAGCTTGTAAACCCTTTAGTATTAATTATAGAAAGCGAAGTAGAGAACATAAGAAAAATACAAAGCGTATTAGAACATGTAATAAAAACTAATAAACCATTGCTTATAATAGCTGACGTAGACACGCAAGTATTATCAGCATTAGCGATGAATAAAGTAAAAGGTAATATAAAAGTTAACGTTGTAGCAGCTCCACCATTCGGTGTCAATAAAAAAGATACGCTTAATGACTTAGCGATGTTAACTGGAGCCACTGTAATAAACGAAGACTTAGGTGATGACATAGATTTAATCAGTGTAGATCATTTAGGATCTTGTAGCAGAGCAGTAAGTGATAGACAAGAAACTATTTTACAGGTTGATGAAATACCTTTAAATGTTAAAGAATTAATACAAGAGCTTAATAATCAATTAAAAGAAACTAAAAATCCTAATTTAATAATAAAAATAGAAAAACGATTAGCATTGTTATCTTCTAAAGTTTCTATAGTAAAAGTAGGAGCAAATTCTGAAATAGAATTAAAAGAAAAAAGAGATAGAGTAGAAGATGCTATTTGTGCTACAAAAGCCGCTATTAAAGAAGGTATAGTACCAGGAGGAGGTATAGCACTGCTAAACGCAGCAAACTATATAAAACCAAGTTCGTTAGCAGAACAAGTGTTATTAGATGCTATCAAAGCGCCTTATTACACTATACTTGAAAATGCTGGTATTATTGATTACGAAGCGCCAAAAGTTAAAGGTAAAGGATTAGATGTGGTTACAGGCAAAACGGTTAATATGGTAAAGTCCGGAATAATAGATCCTTTACTTGTTACTAAAAGCGCTTTAAAAAATGCGGCTTCTGTAGCTACTACTATAATATCTACTGATTGTGTTATTAATAATCTAAGAGCATGAAAGCAATAGGTAAGTATATAATAATAAAACCTGAAAAAGAAATAAACGTCACTACTAAAGGAGGTTTAATATTAGGTGAAAAACAAAGAGAAGACGTTAGGTATAGGGTAGCAGAAGTAATTAATCCAGGTTCTGAAGTAAGTGTAATTAAAAAAGGCGATAAAATTTATTATGATAAAGCTGCTGGCTTTAACATTGAAATAAAAAAAGAGCAGTATAAAGTTATAAAAGAGTTTGACGTAGTAATTATATTGTGAGAAAACTAACCTCATCAGACCTTAGAGATCTTAAAATTTTTAAGCATTATAGAATAATAAGAAAATGGGTTTCAAAAACACAAGATATAAGAGAAGCTGATTTAGAATTATTAATGTATTTAGACGCTTTAGAAATGTTCACTAAACAAGATTTTAAAGAAGGTTCTTATTCTTACAGTTGGGACAATAGACGTTGGAATAGACTCTTAAAAGATGAGTGGATAGTGGTATGGCGAAAAAGAAATAGAACAACACAAAAATACCATATATATAAAACCTCTCTGAGGTTTAAACAGCTTCTTAGTAGAATATATAGAATAGTATTAGGTGATGAAGAAATACCTACAAGTTCTTTATCTAACAAAATAATGAAAAAAGATACTTACAGCAATAAGGTTTTATCATATGCTGTATTAAATCTTAATAAAGATAAAAATAAAACTAATGGCATATAAGCAATCTCCGTTTCCTAAGTCTTCAAATAGTTATAGCACTTCACCTGTACAAGGTTGGAATTGGTATAATGAAAATGTAGCTAATCAAGGTTATTTAGCAGCAGGTGCAAAAGGCGCTCAACTAGGTACTAAACTAGGTTCTGTAGTTCCAGGAGTTGGTAATGTAGCAGGTGGAATAATAGGTGGGGTTGTAGGTATTGGAGCACAATTTATAAAAAATGATGAAGCTTCTTACGGCACGCTTAATAAAGAAACAGGCGTAAGAACATTAAAATCAACACCTGAAAGCGAAGCTAGAAGAAACGCGGCTCAAGCTAAAAGAGATGCTGAATGGCAAGAAAAAAATGACGCTATGTTAGCTGAAAACCAAGAGATGGTAAGAAAAAGAAATCAAGCTAATAAAGACAGTGGTGGTTTTGAAAAAAATAGAATAGCAGCTGATGCAAAAAAATTAAAAGAAGAAAATCCGTACATGGTAGAAAACAAGGCAGATAAATTAGCTTCTATAATGTACTATGATAAAAATGAAAGTTTAATAAAAAAGAAACCTGATATGAGTAATGATTGGAATGCTTTTAAAGCAAAAAGCTCGCCCGCAACACAGCTTGGCGAAAGTAACATGGTCAATAGAGCAGCTAGAGGAGCTAATTCTGGTAATTTAATGCCTTATTCTAGTACTAGTCAAGTATTAAACGGTCAAGATGAAGCTAACGCAGCTGTTAACTTTTCTAGGTTTAATGCTATAGCTCAAAATCTACAAGGTTCTCCAACAATGCAAGGTAATCAAGCTAGTGAAAAGAAGCAAGAAAGAAAAGAATACAACATGAAAATGAAAGCCTCTAAAGAGCAGGCTAAAAGAGATAGAGCGTCCGGAAATGAAACTAGTGAGACCTACGGTGAAAATGCTGGAGCGTTATATGGAGAATTTTAAAAAAAATAATAAACGTGTGATTATATAATTACACATCAAGATTAACCAAAAAAATTAAAAGTATGCCAAGTTACGGAGAAAAACAAAAACCTGCAGGAGTAAAATTAGAATGCGGATGCAAATCTATGGGTCCTAGAAGTATGGAGTCTAGAGATAAAACTATATCTACAGCTTTAAAATTAGAACCTGTACAATACAAAGGGAACGCTGTTCTTAATGCTAATAGATAATGGGTATCGATGATCTTAAGTTATATTGTTTTAATATAACTTCTTTCACAATTGCAAGTTTAGATTGGTTAGAACCTGTGTTAAAAATAACTTTACTTTGTGTAACCATTGGTTATACTGCTCATAGATGGTGGAAGTTAAAAAACGATAAAAATGAAAAGTAGAAAAGATTTAGATAGGATGAAGTCTTGTATCAAGCAAGTAAGACGCCCGCTAGGTTCACCTGTTAATCAGTGTGCTAAGTCAGAAGGTGGAAGTGGCTGTATTAAAAATATGGGTGGAATTTGGAGAGTTATAAGTAACAAAACTGGTAAACCTTGGCCAGCAAAGTATAAAAGCAAGTCTAAAGCAGAAGGAGCATTAAAAGCTTATCATTCATGAGGCAAATAAATAAAATTATAGTTCACTGTTCTGCTACTCGCGAAGGACAAAACATTTCTGTAGACACAATCAGAAAGTGGCACGTAGAGGGCAGAGGCTGGACTGACATAGGCTATCATTTCTATATTGACCTACATGGTGATATATATAAAGGTAGAGATATAGCCAAAATTGGGGCTCACACTAGAGGACAAAACAGAAATTCAATAGGTATATGCTATTGCGGAGGCGTTGAGGTTGATGGTAAGACCCCAAAGGATACTAGAACAGAAGAACAAGAAGAAAGTCTCTTAGCAGTGTTAAGAACGCTTAAGGCAATGTATCCTGAAGCTGTAATACATTCTCACAAGGACTTTGCTAATAAAGCATGTCCATCATTTGACGCAACTAGTGAATATGAAAATCTCTGAAGGAACTGAATTTAAGATAGATCTTAAAACAATAATTAGTTTAATAGTTATAACAGCATCTTTTGTTGGGATGTACTATACGCTACAAGATGATATAGCAGATGCTAAGGCAATGCCTGAAGCTGTTATAGATCGTATAGAGTATGATCTAAAACAAGATTGGCATACAGATCATATAAATAGATTAGAAAAAGAAGTTGGAGAACTTAGAGACTGGTGTCGTGAAATAGATTCTCAATTGTATAACAAGAAAAAATAAATCATGGAAAAAATAAAACAATTATTAAACCACCCATTGTCTAAGGCTTTAGCTTTAGGATTTGTAGGAGCGATGTTGCTTTTAGAAAAGCACTTATTTTATGCAGGATTATTATTTGGAATGAGCATAAGAGAATTTTTACTAGCATTTAAAGCTGAGTAATGGGCTTTAAATTAAAACCTCCGTACATTGACGAGGAAATGAATACTCCAGTATATCGTGTAGATGAAGAAGACGGTATAAACGGTAGAGCCAACAAAAACGGAACTATAACACTTAACAACAAGCTAAAACCTAATGAGGAAGAAAATACTATTTCTCATGAAATGACTCACGTTAAACAGTTTAAAGACTTTAATCAATCAGAAGGAAAAAAAGGATTAGACTATAGCGATGATCATATATCATGGAACGGCAAGAACTATAAAAGAAAAAACGGCAAAATATTTTACGAAGGAAAATGGAGACCAGAAGGTTGGCCAAAATTTCCTTGGGAAGAAGAAGCTTACAATAATGAAACACCAATAACTTAATTATGAAAAAATCAGGAGTATATCAAGGAGATGAAGACCCAAGCAAAACACGTGAGAGAGAGTTAAAATCAAAGAGTAAATCTAAAGAAAACAAAAGAAAAAGTAAAGTTAAATCAAAAGTAGTAACTGAAAGTGGAGACGGTAAAACAAAAGAAAAAGTAAAAGTTGTTACTAACAAAAAGACAGGTAATGTAACAACTAAAAAGAAAAAAGTAACTAAAGGTCCAGAAGGTAGAAAAAAGTCAACAACTAAAAAGACTACAAATCCACAGGACGAAGCTTTTAAAAGAATGATTGAAGCTAGTTTTAAGCCATCTAAAGGTAAAGAAGGCGATACGGAAAATGGGGCTAAACCGAGTAAAACAAAAGAAAAAAAGAACAAGATGGAGGGTATGTCTCCTTCAGCGTACGTTAGTATTACAAATGATAAACCACCAACTAAACAATCTAAACCAGACTATATAGATATAGATGGAGATGGAGATAAAAAAGAATCTATGAAAAAAGCAGCAGCAGAAAGCCCAGCTAAAAAAATGAATCATTCAATGGCTTATAAAGCGGATTATGATAAAGACATGGCTGAAGAGAGAATTAAAATCAAAGATGCTAAAGAAGACATATACGAAGACGACAAAGAGAAAAGAGATAGTATGGCTACAAAAAAATCTTTTGCTATGCAGTTCTCTGAAAAATCTCCTATGGCTAGATTTAAAGACTTTGATCAAATGGATTCTTACGATGCTAAGGAAACCGCTGGTGAGTCTCCAGCTAAACAAAAAATGTTTGGTTCTGAGTCGTTGTATAAAGAAAATAAATCTTATGAAAACGCTGTAAAGTCTTATGATGATTCTACTAAAGCAGGTTATAGTCCTACTTATCCTAAAATGAGTGATCATTTTCATGCTATCCAACCAGATAAACCTAAAAGTAAGGAAACAATGAAAAAATCTCCAGCTCCAAAGCACGGTGCTATGAAAGGTGATCAATCAGCTACTCGCACTGACTATGCTAATTATAAAGGAACAGATAAAGGATATCACGGTACAGATGGTTCGTCTCATGGAGATCAATCAGCTACTAAAAGTGATTACAGAACCAGAATGACTAGAAATAGTAAATAAAAGTTATGGCCTTTAAAATGAACCCTAGCGGAATTAGGAAAAATCCCATGCAAAAACTTCAAGGCATGGGATGGTTAAATTCCCCTATTAAACAAACTCAAGAAGAAATAGACGCCATAGCTAAAGAAAATGCTATGAACAACGGATTGCAGTTTAACGAGGAAACTGGGGTTTATTTTTATAAAGGTGAAGCAAACGTTGATAAACCCGGCGATAGTGATACACCTAAAATGGAACCTGAAAAATGGAAACAATTCTTAGTTGATTATGAGAAAAAACATGGTAAACCATGGGAAAATCCAAAGTCAAGTATAAGCGGTAATTATTATCAAGAATTTAAAAAACCTGTAAAACCTGATTCTAAAGATTATGCTAATCCAGATATATCTACTCTTTTAAATAAAGCTGGTATATATAATCCTAGAGAAATGAAAGTTGACGATGAAAAAGAGTTAGCTAGTGGAGGAACTCAACGATACAGAAGGATGATGACTATTGATGAACTAGAATCTGCTTATCAGGGTAGAGATGAATATAGTAATGTTTTTGCTAAATACAGAAGTGCTGAGAAATTAAATGCTCAAAGACACACTGATGATTTAGCTAAGTGGAAAGAGCAGCAAGCTAAATATGATCAAGTAGTAGCTAATTATTCTGGTAATATAGAGTCTAAGGAAGACACAGATCAACCAGATACAAAACTATATGGCAACTAATGAAAACATCAAAAACTGGTTATAAAAGAGATAGTAAAGACGTTAACAATCCTAGTAATAGAATATTAGGAGGAAACATAACTATGAAAGGTGTAGACTTTAAAGTTTTAGGAACTGACGATAGAGGCTATACTAAAATAATGTATCCAGGTAATGACTATGTATTTAGAAATGCTAAATGGGTTGATGAAACTCCTTTAAAATGAGTAAAGATAAAAAGAAATTTAAAGAAACAAAGGTAGGGGCTTTTTTAACGGAAAAAGCTCCTAAACTTGTATCACAACTTGGAGAGTTTTTACCCGATCAAGGTGGTCTTGGTATAGTAAAAAATCTTATAACAAGTAATAAGAGTATTAAGGCTGCTGATAAAGAAACAGCTCTTAAACTTTTAGATCAAGATATAGCAGAGATGAATAACATCTCAGAAAGATGGGCTAGTGATATGAAAAGTGATTCATGGTTAAGTAAGAACACTAGACCTATGACGCTGATATTTCTTACATTAGCCATGACAATATTTATAATACTAGATTCAACAGTATTACTAGAAATAAAAACAGGTTGGGTTTCTTTATTAGAAGCTCTACTTATAACAGTATATGTAGCGTACTTTGGATCTAGAGGCGCTGAAAAAATAACAAAAATTAAAAAATAAGAAATGGCAGAATATGATGTTTATAATGTAGACATAGCTGGTTTAGAAGGGAACATGCAAGCTCAGCCTAGAATGTTTGCTCATTCAGCTAGAAATATTACAATACCAAATACTCCGACTGTTGCGGTTGACGTATTACCATCTGATACTTTACCAGATCCTGTACCAGCTGGAGATATAGTAAGAACTAGCACTGTTGAAAGAGGAGCTTGTATTTATGTAGGTGCTGCTGGAGATGTTAAGGTTTTACTAGAAGGAGATGTAACTCCTGTAGTTTTTAAAGGACTTGCAGCTGGATCTTTTTTACCTATATTAGCAGTTAAGGTTTATGGATCTGGAACTGGAGGAACTACTGCGACTGATCTTATAGCATTATTCTAATAATGTTTATAAGTTTAACTAATTGTATTTCAAGTTTAGTTAATTTACCTGGTCAAGCGGACATAAGTCCATTAACACTTACTTTTGCTGTAGTTAGTATAGACGAGCTTAGTAATGTGGATTATGATCAAGTTTACGAAACTCAAGCTAGCGTTTTAAAGTCTAACGATAATAGTAAGTTTATAATATCTTGGAGTGGTAAGCCTACGTTCATAAGAGACGGTTCTATAGTGCCTTTACAAACGCTTAATTACAACCAACATAATGTATTAATAGCTACTTCAGAGTGGTCTTAAACTTATAGTTATGATGATTAGTTTAACATATATCGTTCCTGCAGTTAGAAACTTACCTGGTCAAGGAACTCCTACGCCGCCTCCGATTCCGCCAACATCTTTCATTGAACTAGAAAACTCTACATTTTTAGTTGAGTTACAAAACAACACTGACTTAGTAGGTCTTCAAAACAATATATAAATGGCAAATGCAAAAATAAGTGATAATAGTGTATTTATCCCTAAAAGTGATATCTTAGATGTAGTAGGTTTAGCAGGCTACGATAGTAGTGGTAATGTTAAGATATCTGGAGCTAACTTAAAAGCTAGTGTACTTAGTGGTTCTATAACTACTATTACTGGCACAGCACCAATATCTGTAACATCTGGAAGTACACCTGTTGTCTCTATATCACAAGCTACTACCTCAACAAACGGTTTTTTAAGTAGTACTGACTGGAATACATTTAACGATAAAACAGGTAACTTAGGTACAGTAACTACAGTATCAGCTTCTATAAGTGGATCGGCTTACACAGCTACAGTAACTAATGCAACTACAACACCTAGTATAAGTATAGCACCTCAAGGTAGCTCAAGCCAATATATAAACGGTGCTGGCAACTTAACTACTTTTCCTACACTTCCAACTGTAAACAATAACACTATAACTTTAAGTCCAGGCACAGGTCTTTCTGGTGGAGGCGACTTTACTTTAAATCAACCATCTGATAAAACTATAACGTTTACTAATACTATTACAAATAACAATCAACTTACTAACGGAGCTGGATATATAACATCGTCTTCTTTGCCAACCGTAGGTGATGGTAAATTAACAATAACAGTTGATGGTACTGCTACAGAATTTACAGCTAATCAATCAGGTGATACTAACTTATCATTCACTACCGGAACTAGCATACCTGTATCTGATGAAGGAACTCAAATAACATCAGGAGTTACTAGTTTAGACTTTGTAGGCGCTGGTGTAACTGCGTCAGCTTCTGGAAATGATGTTACAGTAACAATAACAGGTGGTGGTGGATCTGGAGGTACAGTTACTAATGTATCTGCTTTAACACTAGGAACTACTGGAACTGATTTATCAAGCACAGTTGCTAATAGCACTACGACTCCTGTAATAACTTTAAATGTGCCAAGCGCGTCGGCTAGTAACAGAGGAGCATTAACATCCACTGATTGGACGACTTTCAATAACAAAACAGACAACACAGGGACAGTAACTCAAATAATAGCTAGCTCACCTTTAACAGGTGGTACTATAACTAGTTCAGGAACAATTGGTATACCTCAAGCTAATACAAGTGATAGTGGTTATTTAACATCTACAGATTGGAATACGTTTAACAATAAAACAGCTTTTGCAGAACCTGCTATATTTTCAGGCGGTGGATCTCCTAGTTTAGCTACTGGAGTAACTGGTCTTGAAATAAGAACTTTGATCGGTGCTGGTGTTGGAGATGGTATAGTAACATCATTAACAACTAGTGGAACTTCTGGTGTTGCTACTTTAAATAGTGGAGTATTAAACATACCTAACTATGCAACAGGTTCAGGTAGTTCTCCGTCAGCTCCTGTAAATTCTATACAGTTCAACAATGCAGGTTCTTTCGGTGGCTCTTCTAATTTAACTTACAGCTCTGATACATTAACTGTACAGGATAATATTATTATAAAAGGAGACGGTAGTACTGATGCTAGTAAATTAACATTTAATTGCTACAATAATAATCATTACGTAGGTGTAATAGGTCCTGATCATATCAATAGCCCTGTAAGTTATGATATAAAACTTCCAAACAAAATAGCTACACAATCAGCTTATAGTAGCAACGGTAGAATATTAGAAGTTGATGCAAACGGTGATGGTCAGTGGATAGCTACTCCAACCGGTGGTGGAAGTGGCACTGTAACAGATGTAACTGTAAGTGCTCCTTTAACAGTAGCTAATGGAACTACAACTCCTGCTTTAAATATAACACAGTCTGATACTAATACAGATGGTTACTTAAGTAGTACTGATTGGAATACTTTTAATAGCAAGGGAAGTGGTACTGTGACGGGTGTTACTGGTACTGCGCCGGTTTCTGTTACTTCTGGAAACACGCCTGTTGTATCTATGTCTGCCGCTAGTGGATCTACAAATGGTTATTTAACATCCACTGATTGGACAACATTCAATAGTAAGAGTAATTTTAGTGGTGCTTATGCAGATCTAACAGGTAAGCCAACTATACCAACTAACAACAATCAGTTAACAAATGGAGCTGGATATATAACTTCTGCATCATTACCAACTGTTAATGATGGACAACTTACTATAACAGTTGATGGAACAGCAACTACATTTACAGCAAATCAATCTGGAGACTCAAGTGTTTCTATAACTACTGGTAGCAGCGACAATTTTTATGTTACCGGAGCTTCTTATTCAGCTGGTACTTTAACACTAACTAGAAACGGTGGTTTAGCAGATGTAACAGCTACTGGATTTTTACAAATAGGAACTTCTTCAACCACGGCTCTAGCTGGTGACACTACTACAATAACTACAGCACAAGCAAACGAGATAACTGCTAATACGGCTAAGGTTGGAATAACTACAGCGCAAGCGAATGAAATCACAGCTAACACAGCTAAAGTAGGTATAACAACTGCTCAAGCTAATGAGATTACAGCTAATACTGCTAAGGTAGGTATTACTACTCAACAAGCATCTGACATAACAGCTAACAATGCTAAAGTTAGTGCTAATAACACTACTGTAACTATAGCGGCTGGAACAGGTTTAACTGGTGGTGGTAGTTTTACTACTAATCAATCAGGAGCTAGTACTATAACGCTTAATGCTTCTGGTGGTTCAGGTGGTGGTTTTCCATCAGCTGTAACAGCTTCTTCTACTGCCGCAACTAGTGCTGCGGTTGATACATTTTATACTATTACAACTACAAGTGGCGTTGCTGATATAGTTGTAACATTACCAACAGCTGCTAGTAATAGCGGAAAAATAATAGGTGTTAAATATGCTGCTCAAAACAGTGTAGATGACACTGTTGTTATTAAAACGATTAGTAGTCAAACTATAGATGGAACTAATAGAACAACAAACGGCTTACCTTTAGCTTCTATTGGCACTTACTACGAGGTTATTTCAGATGGTTCAAACTGGTGGATTAAATAATTATGAGCTACACGTTTAATAATATAGGAGGCACTAATCATGGTGTTAAAACATATAATGAAATATTTGCTATAAACAGAACTACTGTAGGAGCTTCTAATTATTGGAACCCTACGTTAGTTAGTGGAGATACTGTAATTTGTGAAATGAGTTATGTTCATGCTTCTCAGGCTATAAAGGATTATAAACTATTAACTTGGTACGACTTTGACCAAGGCGGATCTTTAGTTTATGGCTCTCACTGGATAGGAGCTGGAATATATTTGTGTTTTGATAGCGATGGCAATGGTTTTGGAGTTGGAGATTTTTTGTGTTGTCCGTTAATAGAGGATTTACCAGGCGCTGCAGGTGCTAGACCTTTAGTAGTAAAAGCTACTAGTGTTTCTGAAGCAGAAAGACCAATGGGAGTTGCTTTAGAGCCATGTGATGAAGGAGGTGAACTTGCCTTTGCTACCGTGGCTATGATGGGCTTATGGCCTATGAAGAGACAAGGAACTTTAGGAAGAAGTGAAGCTATATATTCTAGAACTGATGGCACTGGCAAAGTAGATGACGCGCCTATAGGATCTTATAAAAACGGAGCATTTGGAAAAGCAATAGATCCAGATTTTCCTATAATTACATCAACAGCTGCAACACCCACCACTGTAGACGGAGCACAAGTATGCATATGGGGAACAGCAGCAGAAGTATTTTAATATGAGTTATCAAGCATTACCTTATACATATGGAGCTTTAACGGAAGCTCAAATAGATGCAATACCAACATCTAGTCCTAAAATACCTGCTGGATCTACTGTGTTTAATACAGATACTCAAATGCTAGAGATATACAATGGCAGAATATGGTTAGACGAAAGGTGTTTATGCTTTCTTGTAGATTCTGGTGTTACAGTTGTAAAAGGAAATACTTTATATACAGTTGGTTCAGGCACTACAGCTACTGGAGAAGTAGCCTTAATGACTAATAGTTCAACTAATTATCCAAAATTTGTTGGCGTGGCTACTAGAAACCCAGTTGGTGGTTTCGTGTCAGTAGCTCATTGTGGTAAAGTACAAGCTATAGCTGGTGAAACAATTACTAGAGGAGAAGGTGTTGAACCAAGCGGAACAGCTGGTAGATTTGATTTAGACACTAGTCCTTCCACTGGGGGCTTTGGAGTCGCTTTAGAGTCTGGTTCTGCTGGTAACTTACTTTGGATAGCATTACAAACAATAGAACTAGGATAATATGAGTTATACTAAATTTCACCATTGGGGTGCAAGAACCCAAGAACAAATACAAAGACTACAACAAACAAGTGAATATGGAGCTTCTTATAACACTACAGAACCTAGATTACTTCAAGATGGTCAATCTATTATAGATAGAGGCTTAGAAGGTGTTTTAAGATGGGCTAAAAATCCAGTTCAAGATAGTAGCAGTGACTATTACAATGGTTGCTTTATGAGCGCTGAGTTTTCTCAATGGTGGGCTAGCTCTAGTGGTTTTCAAAACAAATGGTATACTGGTCATCAAGTTTCTCAAAATGAAGAAGTGGATTTAGGATCTAGTGCTACTGATGCAGAGTTAGCGGTAGGAGTTTCTTATAACACATTATATGGAGCAGCTACTCAAGTTGGTAGTGTTACTGTTGGAGACTATTTACAACTCAAAACAAGTGGAATAACAGATGTTGATTATAGTGGCGTTGTTAATCCAGAGATTGGAGAGTTAATTGAAGAAGGAAATACTGCTGGAAAAGTAGATATTACTACTTCTAAACCTAACACTTTTGGATGGGTGGTAAATACTAGTAATATAGTAGGAACTGCTGGTTCTCTATTGATGAAGATAAATACAACTGAAACAGCTTAAATTAGGATAGGAAATAAAATTGGAATACTATACAAAAACAAGTGATATTAATAATAACAATAATATAAATTAAATAAAATCAAATGAAAATTAAAGAAGAACAATTAGAAAAAATTAAAAAACAACAAGAAGCTTTACAGACTTTAATAACTAATATAGGTGTTTTAGAAACTCAAAAACATGGGTTATTACATGAATTAGCAGAGGTTAATAAAGATATAGAATCTTTTAAGAAAGAACTAGAAGAAGACTATGGAAAAGTAAACATTAGTCTTGACGACGGTTCTTACACTAACATTGAAGAAGATATTTTAGAAGAAGCTAATGTCTAATATAATCAGAAAAATTAGTATAGGCTCTGACTATAAAAACGATGCCATGCATTATTCTGTAGGTCAAGAGGTGTATGGAGGTCACAAAATATGTAATATATTAAGTGATAAAAACCAAGGTGAATATTCTATATATATTGAAAAGAACAATGAAATAATACCGTGGAAAAAGTTCAATTCAAATATGGCTATAGCTGTAGAGTTTGATTTAAAGTATTAATGAAAAGTCTTTATAATTTTATAATAAAACCTTATACAGAAAGATATAATAATAAAATAGACGTAGAAGGCAAAGAGTTGATAATTAATTCTAGTATAGAGTCTCATTTATTTGTAAGTAAAAAAGCAGTTGTTGTGCAAACTCCAGCTGCCTTTGATACAGATATAAGACCTGGTGATAAGGTTTACGTTCATCATAATATTTTTAGAAGATACTATGATATGAAAGGTAAAGAAAAAAATAGTGGAACTTTTTTTAAAGATGACTTATATTTTTGTAATTTAGATCAAATATATATGTACAATTTAAAATGTCATTTAAACTATTGTTTTGTCAAACCTCTAAAAGAAATAGAGGATCTATACAATAGAAAAGAAAAAGAATACTTTGGTATATTAAAATATTCTAATAGCTCCTTAGAAGCAGTAGGAGTGAGATCTGGTGACCTTGTTGTATTTACTCCTAACTCAGAGTTTGAGTTTATTATCGAAGGCGAACGCCTTTATTGTATGAAATCTAATGATATAGCCGTAACACATGAATACGAAGGAAACGAAAAAGAAAATAATCCAAGCTGGGCAAAAAGCAGTTGAAGAACTAATTAAGGTAGCAAAAGAAAAAATAGTAGATTCAGAAGACGATGTTTCTGCTGATAGACTTAAAAATGCAGCGGCTACAAAAAAATTAGCAATATTTGACGCTTTTGAAATATTAAAAAGAATAGAAGAAGAAGAAGCAATACTTGATAATAAACCTTTAGAGGTTAAAAAAGAAAGAGTTTTTAAGTTTGCAGAAGGGCGTAGCAAATGAGTTACAAACAGAACCTTTGGGAAGAGGTAAAAGATTTAATAAACCCAAAAATTTTAGCTAAACATAATAGATTAAAAAAATGGGAGTATGGTTATAATGCGGATTATGACTTTATAGTAATTAGTAAAACTGGACAAATTGGACAGATCATTGAAATTCAAAACCTCCGTATTGCATTACCAGCGGAGTATGAATGCTTTAAACGAAGCAAAACAAAAGAGAAGCAATACTGGGAAAAACACGAATACCCAAAAGAACTAGCGAGAATCAAAAGCAGGTTTGATTGGGAGGAATATCCTATAGAATTTAAAGAAAAATGGTTTGACTATATAGATGAAGAATTTAAACGTAGATCAGATGGTTACTGGTTTTATAATAACGGTGTGCCTACTTATATCACTGGTACTCATTACATGTATTTGCAGTGGTCAAAAATCGATGTTGGTTCAGCCGACTATAGAGAAGCAAATAGACTCTTCTTTATATTTTGGGAGGCATGCAAAGCAGATGATAGATGTTATGGGATGTGCTATCTTAAAAACAGACGGTCTGGATTTTCTTTTATGTCCTCAGCAGAGCTTGTTAACCAAGCCACAATATCTAGTGATGCCAGATTCGGCATCCTTTCGAAGTCTGGAGCAGATGCTAAAAAAATGTTCACAGATAAAGTTGTCCCGATATCCGTTAACTATCCGTTTTTCTTCAAGCCGATCCAGGATGGTATGGATCGTCCTAAAACCGAACTGGCATATAGAGTCCCAGCTTCAAAGCTTACTAGACGTAAATTAGATGACAACGTTAAATTAGAAGAATTAAAAGGTTTAGATACAACAATAGACTGGAAAAATACGGGTGATAACTCTTACGATGGTGAGAAATTAAAAATATTAGCACACGACGAATCAGGAAAGTGGGAGCGACCCGACAATATATTAAACAACTGGAGAGTTACAAAAACTACACTAAGACTAGGCCGAAGAATAGTAGGCAAGTGTATGATGGGCTCAACATCAAATGCATTAGATAAAGGTGGAAACAACTTTAAAAAACTCTATTACAATTCAGACGTTACAAAAAGAAATAGAAACGGACAAACAAGTAGCGGACTCTATTCTCTTTTCATCCCTATGGAGTGGAACTACGAAGGATTCATGGATACTTTTGGATCACCTGTATTCATTACGCCAAAAAATAAAACAATCGGAGTTGATGGTCTGCCAATTGAAACAGGAGTAATAGAGCATTGGGACAATGAAGTAGATGGTTTAAAATCTGATCAAGATAGTTTAAATGAATATTATAGACAATTTCCTAGAACAGAAGCTCATGCTTTTAGAGATGAAACTAAATCTAGTCTATTTAACTTAGCTAAAATATATCAACAAATAGATTATAATGAAGAGTTAGTAAACTCTATAAAAGTTACTACAGGTAATTTTCAATGGCAAAATGGAATTAAAGATACTAAAGTACAGTTTTTTCCAAATCAAAAAGGAAGATTTAATATAACTTGGGTTCCTGCTTTTCACTTACAAAATAATGTTGTGAATAAAAAAGGAGGTAAATACCCAGGCAACGAATATTTAGGAGCTTTTGGTTGTGATAGTTATGACATATCAGGAACAGTAGATGGAAAAGGATCTAATGGATCTTTACATGGCTTGAGTAAGTTTTCTTTAGCAGATTGCCCACCTAATCACTTTTTTTTAGAATATATATCAAGACCTGAAACGGCTGAAATATTTTTTGAAGACGTATTGATGGCTTGTATATTTTATGGCATGCCTATATTAGCAGAGAATAACAAACCTAGATTATTGTATTATTTCAAAAGAAGGGGATATAGAGGTTTTAGTATTAATAGACCTGATAAAATATGGAACAAATTATCTACTACTGAAAAAGAAATAGGTGGAATACCAAATTCAAGTGAAGATATAAAACAAGCTCATGCAGCGGCTATAGAAACTTATATAGAAACATTTGTTGGTGACTTAGGTGAAACTCATGGAGACATGTATTTCCAAGAAACGCTTGAAGATTGGGCTCAATTTAATATAAATAACAGAACTAAACATGATGCTTCGATAAGCTCTGGTTTAGCCATAATGGCTTGTAACAAACACAATTATGTTCCTAAGGCACCTGTAGAACTTCAGGCTATTTCTCTAGGTATTAAAAAGTACGACAATAAAGGATCACTTTCAAAAATAATAAAATAAATGCAAATAACTACTAACTATAGCGCTTTTCCGAATCAGGTGGTACCTGCGGCAGAAAAAGCAACATTTGAATACGGGCTGAAAGTTGCGCAAGCGATAGAAGGTGAATGGTTCAGAAATTATAGAGGTGGATTAGGTTCGGGAGCTCAAGGTGGTGGTTATGCTGTGAACTTCAATGCTTACCATACTTTAAGATTATATGCTAGAGGAGAACAGCCTATTCAAAAATATAAAGATGAATTATCAATAAATGGTGATTTATCATATTTAAATCTTGATTGGCAGCCTGTTCCAATAGTGGCTAAGTTTGTTGATATAGTTGTTAATGGTATGTCACAAAGACATTTTGATATCAAAGCGTTTGCTGTTGACCCTGAATCTACAAATAAAAGAACTAGATACGCACAAGAACTAATGAGAGATGTTGAGCAAAGAGAAATGTTTGAACAACTTAAAAATGAATTAGGAGTAGAAGTAAGATCACCAGAGAGTAAAAAACTAGGTTTAGAAAGCCCTGAAGAACTAGAACTTCATTTACAATTAGATTTTAAACAAAGCGTTGAAATAGCTGAAGAAGAATTAATAAACAATATTTTAGACAAAAATAAATTTGATTTAATTAGAAGAAGATTTACTTATGATTTAGTAACAATTGGTATTGGGGCAGCAAAAACTAGTTGGAATAAAGCCGAAGGCATAGTCGTAGATTATGTAGATCCCGCTAATTTAGTATATTCATATACTGCAGATCCAAATTTTGAAGATTTATATTACGTTGGCGAAGTTAAAGCGGTTACGTTAGAAGATCTTAAAATGCAGTTTCCTCATTTAACAGATGAAGAAATGGAACTTATACAACAATACAGAGGTAATGAAGAATATTTAAGAAACTGGAGTGGTAGAAACGATAATAACACTGTGCAAGTTCTTTATTTTGAATACAAAACTTACCATGATCAAGTTTTTAAAATAAAAGAAACTAATACAGGATTACAAAAAGTGCTGGAAAAGCCTGATACATTTAATCCTCCTGAAAATGACAACTTTCAAAGAATATCTAGATCTATAGAAGTACTTTATTCTGGTGCTAAAATTCTAGGACATCCACTAATGTTAGAGTGGCAGTTAGCTAAAAATATGACTAGACCTATAGCTAATACTAATAAAGTTAGAATGAATTATACTGTTTGTGCTCCTAGACTGTACAAAGGAAGAGTTCAGTCTTTAGTAAGCAGAGTAACTGGTTTTGCTGATATGATACAGCTCACACATCTCAAGTTACAACAGGTTATGTCTAGAATGGTTCCAGACGGTGTTTACTTAGATATGGACGGTTTAGCAGAAGTTGACCTAGGAAATGGTACTAATTATAACCCTGCAGAAGCCTTAAACATGTACTTCCAAACTGGTAGTATAGTAGGTAGATCAATGACTCAAGATGGTGAAATGAACCATGGTAAAGTTCCTATACAAGAACTGCAGTCGTCATCAGGTGGTGCTAAAATACAAAGTTTAATACAAACTTATCAGTATTATTTACAGATGATAAGAGATGTAACAGGACTTAACGAAGCTAGAGACGGTAGTACTCCTGATAAAAACGCCTTAGTAGGTATACAAAAATTAGCAGCGGCTAATTCAAACACAGCAACAAGACACTTGCTACAGGGTATGTTATATCTGACTTCAAGAGTATGTGAAAATATAACACTAAGAGTTGGAGATTCTTTAGATTACCCATTTACAAAACAAGCACTGCAAGATAGTTTAAGTAGATACAATACAGCTACTCTTGAAGAACTTAAAAACTTAAACATACACGACTTTGGAATATATTTAGAGCTAACTCCTGATGAGGAGGAAAAGCAAGTTTTAGAACAAAACATTCAAATAGCTTTACAAGGTGGACAAATTGACCTTGAGGACGCTATAGATCTTAGAGAAATATCTAACATAAAGTTAGCTAATCAAATGCTTAAACAGCGAAGAAAAAAGAAGCAACAAAAAGATCAACAAATAGCACAACAAAACATTCAAGCACAAGCTCAAGCAAACGCAGAAACTGCTCAAAAAGCAGCAATGGCTGAAGTTCAGAAATCTCAAGCTTTAGCTGAAACAACGATGCAAATAGAGCAAGGTAAGGCTCAATTAGAGCTAGCTAGAATGGAACAAGCTGCTCAAATAACAAATCAACAAATGGATCAAAAGTTTCAATATGACATGCAGTTGAAACAAATGGATTTACAAGAAATAGCAACTAGAGAAAAATTTATAGAAGATAGAAAAGATGAACGAACTAGATTGGAGGGAACACAACAGAGTCAAATGATACAACAAAGAGACACTAGAACACCTGCAATCGATTTTGAAGCACAAGCTGATGCTCCAGGTACACCTGAATCATTAGAGTAATAATTTATATTATATTATATTATGTCAACAACAAAACAAGAACAAGAGGCTTTGCCTTTAAAAATGAAAAAACCATCGTATAAAAGACCAAACGATGATGTATTTAAACTAGATCTAACAAATAAACCTGAAGAAAATACTGAAAAGAAAATTATTGATGAAGTAAAAGAAGAAAAAGAAACTAACAATAATAATGAAAAAGTAGAAAAGGTTGTAGAAGACAAGCAGATAGTTGAAATTACAGAAGTAGAAAAACCAAAAGATGAAATAATTGAAAAAGTAGAAGAGACAAAGATTCAAATGCCTGAAAACATTGAAAAACTAGTTTCCTTCATGAATGAGACAGGTGGATCTATAGATGATTATTCAAGATTAAATGCAGATTATTCGAGCGTTGATCCAAATACTTTATTAAAAGAATATTACAAAAACTCTAAACCACATTTAGATTCAGAAGAAATTGATTTTCTTATAGAAGATAGATTCTCTTACGATGACGAAGTAGATGATGAGATAGAGGTTAAAAAGAAAAAATTAGAAATCAAAGAAGAAGTAGCTAAAGCTAGGAATTTTTTAGAAGAAACAAAATCTAAATATTACGCAGAAATCAAGTTGAAATCTGATGTAAACCCTACGCAACAAAAAGCAATGGATTTTTTTGATCGCTATAGAAAAGAGCAAGAAGATGCTCAAAAACAACATGGAGATTTTACAGAAAAAACTAATAGTTATTTCAACAATGATTTTGAAGGTTTCAAATTTAATGTTGGTGAAAAAACATTTAATTATAATGTAAAAAATCCAGATAATATAGCTAAAAATCAATCAAACATTAAGTCGTTTCTTGGAAAGTTTTTAGGAAACACGGGAGAAGTGAATGATTTAAATGGTTATCATAAAGCTATATATACCGCAAGCAATGCTGATTCTATTGCTGAACATTTTTATGAGCAAGGTAAAACAGATGCAATTAAAAATATAAATGCAAAATCAAAAAATATAAGTAACGATCCACGTCCGCAAGACAATGGAGATATATTTATAAATGGTTTTAAAGTTAAGGCGGTTAACGGTGTAGATAGCACAAAGTTAAAATTTAAAACAAAAACTAAAAACTAAAAACTATGAGTTTTCAAAACAGCGGGAGTTTTCCCGCAAGTTTAGTTCCTTCACAAAAGAGAATGACATTAAGAGAGAATTATCTTACTTTTGATTCTGGATCTGGTGGTGGAACTTTTGCACAACAATATCTTCCTGAGCTTTATGAAGCTGAGGTTGAAAGATACGGAAACCGAACTATTGGTGGTTTCTTGAGAATGGTAGGCGCTGAAATGCCTATGACATCTGATCAGGTAATTTGGTCTGAACAAAACAGGTTACACATCGCATACAAAAATTGTGTTGGTGCTAACGCTGCTAACAACAATGCTAATGCTACAGTTACTATTGATTTAGCTGGAACTAGTACTACTGAAGGCGCTGTGAGAGTTGGTCAAACAATTTTGCTAGCTGACAACGCAACTGGGTTAGTAACTGCAAAAGGTTTAGTACAATCTTTAGGTGATGCTAATGTTGGTAGTGTTGCTTACACAAAGAATGTGCTTAACATTGCTGTTTACGGTGATGTTGGAGCTACTCCACTACCTTCACAATTAGTAGGATCTGTAAATATGTTTGTATATGGTTCAGACTTTGGAAAAGGTACAATTGGTATGGAAGGTTCTATTGAGCCATCTTTTACTCAATATCAAAATTCTCCATTGATTATCAAGGATAACTTTCAAATTAACGGTTCTGACACTGCTCAGATTGGTTGGGTTGAAGTTGCTACTGAAGATGGTCAATCAGGATATTTATGGTATCTAAAAGCTGAGTCTGAAACAAGACTAAGATTTGAGGATTACTTAGAAATGGCAATGGTTGAAGGTAAGTTTATGAATCCTGCTGGAACAACTGCTGCTAACTTAGTAGATTATGATTTTGGTGGACCTGGTGCTCAACCTGCTGGAGGGCAAGAAGTAAAAGGTACTGAAGGATTATTTGCTGCTATAGAAGATAGAGGTAATGTATATTCTGGCTTTGCTGGAGCTGCTGCTCCTGGTTCAGGTGCTTTAGGTGATTTTGATGAAATCCTTAAAAACTTAGACAAGCAAGGTGCTATTGAAGAAAACATGTTATTCTTATCAAGAAGATCAGCTCTTGACTTTGATGATATGTTAGCTGCTGTTAACGGATCTTATGCTTCTACACAAGCTGCATCTTACGGTTTATTTGAAAATGACGGTGACATGGCACTTAACTTTGGTTTCTCTGGATTTAGAAGAGGTTCTTATGACTTCTACAAAACTGACTGGAAATATCTAAATGATGCTTCTACTAGAGGTTTATCTAAAGAAATCGACGGTGTAATGATTCCTGCTGGAACAACTACAGTGTACGATCAAATGTTAGGTTCAAATATCAGACGTCCATTCTTACATGTAAGATATAGAGCTTCTGAAACTGAAGACAGAAGAATGAAGTCTTGGATCACTGGATCTGTAGGCGGTGCATATACGGACACTTTAGATGCTATGACTGTTAGTTTCTTATCTGAAAGATGTTTAGTAACTCAAGCTGCTAATAACTTCGTGTTATTCAAAGGAGCTTAATTAATTATAAACATTTAAAATATATAGAAATTATGGGTTTTATTAAACTAAACGACGCAGCAACTGGACAGTTGATTAACTGCGACAATGTGATGGAAGTTAAAGCTGCAATATCTAATAGTGGTGTTGGAGCTTCGGCTGTAGCGTCAGTAGATATATTGTATGCTGTAGCTATTAGTGACACAACAGTCAGTACTGGCGATGGAGGTGCAGTTGATTCTTTACTTAAAACAGCTGTTAGTTACTCTGCGCCAGGAGCTAACAACAGTTACAGTATTACCGCTGCTGATTTACAAAAAGCATATCAAGATGCTATTGTAAGCATGAGTGGTTCTACTGGTAGTGCTGCTGCTTTCAGCTTTGAAGTTGGTACTGAAGTAACAACAGGTGGAGCAAAATTAGCTAATGCTACTCCAACTATTGTAATCAAAAAAGGGGCTGCTTTAACATAAGTCGAACAATAATAAGATCCCGCTTCGGCGGGGTCTTTTTTAATTATTATATTATATTATATTATGGAAACAAAAAATAAAAAATCTTCTAAAGTAGCAGATACTTGGGAGTATAAAAACAGAAATTATTATTTACTAAATAACAAATCTCCTTTAACATATACTCTACCTAGTAGACATTCTAAAAGGTTTGCATTGGTTTGGTTTGACGAAGAGTTAGGCTATGAAAGAGAACTTAGATATGCTACTAATCAAAAAAGTATATTTGTAGACGAACAAAAAGGACCAGTTACTTTAAAACATATAGTTTTTGAAAAAGGACATTTAAGTGTTCCTAAAGAAAAAAGAAGTTTACAAGAATTTTTAAGCAAACATCCTCATAATGATTTAATATTCAAAGAGCATGATCACGTTGTGCAAGCAGAAAATCATTTTGACTATTTAGAAATGGAACTAGCCGCTATGAACACCGCTTATGAATTAGAGCTTGATCAAGCAGAGGCTATACTTAGAGTAGAGATTGGATCTTCAGTTTCTAACTTAACTTCTAAAGAACTAAGAAGAGATTTACTTATTTTCGCTAAAAGAGATCCAAGACTATTTTTAGATCTTGCTCATGATGAAAATATAGTTTTAAGAAATTTTGGTATTAATGCTGTAGAATCAGGTATATTAAAGCTATCGCCTGATAACAGGACTTTTAATTGGGGAAGTAATGGACGTAAATTAATGAACATACCATTTGATGAAAATCCATATTCAGCTTTAGCTGCTTGGTTTAAAACAGATGAAGGTTTAGAAGTTTACAAATCAATAGAGAAAAAAATCAAATAACAAGTGATAATAAAATAAGGTGGTTTTAACGCCACCTTTTTTTTTAAAAATATTAAACGATATGGACGTAAACCAAGTATATCAAACAGTACTATATATATTAAACAAAGAACAAAGAGGCTACTTAACACCCGCTGAGTTTAATAGTGTAGCTACTCAAGTACAATTAGAAATATTTGAAAAGTACTTTGAAGATTTAAATCAACAAATGAGAAGACCTGATGTTGTTGATAGTGAATACGCCAATCGTGTAAAGATGATACAAGAGAAAATAGCTTTATTTGAAGAAAAAGCATCTTTGCAAACAGGTTATAAACTACCTTTGAACTTACATAGGTTTGGCACTATACAATACGAAAGTGCTAACATGCAGTCTGTAGAATGCGAAGAACTTTCTCAGCATGAGTTTAATTTAATAAGTAGATCAAAGCTTACTCAAGCTAGTACTACTTGGCCAGTTTTTACCCGTAGAGGTAATAATTTACAAGTTTATCCTACATCAATAGGAGCAGACAAGTTATTTTGTTATTATATAAGGAAACCTAATAACGTTAGATGGGGATTTACTGTGGGTACACTAGGTCAATATATATATGATCCTACGCCTGGTTTTGCAGGTTTAGTAGCTAGTTCAAGTCTTTTTACTAGTATTACACAAAATGTAACAAGCGCTACTAATGGATCTTATCCTGTTACCATAGGCACTTCAGAAGCTACTAACAGTGGTTTAGGTTATGGAGCTATTATTGATATAACAGTTGCAGGCGGTGTGGTAACTGCTATTGCTGTAAATGCAGTAACAGTAGGTCTAGGCTTTAAGCCAGGTGATGTTATAACAATTCCTAAAGCAGTTCTTGGAACTGGTACAACAGCTGATCTTTTAATAACTTTAACAGCAGCAGATATTAATAGTGCATCTTCTCAGTTTTCAACACAATTTGAACTTTCTGATATTGATCAAACAGAAGTTATACTTAAAATACTAGCATACAGCGGTGTTATAGTAAGAGATACTAATATGATTCAAACAGCTACTCAATTAGCTCAGTCTGAGGATGTAATAGAAACAACATAAAATGGGATTAATAACAGAAACTAATAGTCAATATTACAACGGAGAACAAATATTTTTTATAACTGCAGCTACAAGTTCAGTAACATGCACATTAAATACTCAACTTTATGACTCTGGATCAACAATCCCAGGGTCTATAGCTAACTATAATACATATGTAAGTACTAGTGGTAACATTGCTCCTAATGATTTTGTACTATATACTGGTGCTGCGACTGTAGAGAATAACATTATAACATTTAATCCGGCGATACCTGGACCAGCAGGTGGGGCAACTAAAGTAGCTATTAAAATAGAATTAATAGCAGAAGCTAAATGGAACAACTACGGCGGTTATGAATATATATCTTTAAAAGACGTTATAGATAACTTCATGATAGCTTATGTAGGTGAAGACAAATTAATACCTAGAGTTAAAAGAACTGACGTATTGTTTCATGCTAAAAGAGGTTTACAAGAATTTAGCTACGACACTTTAAAAAGTATAAATTCTATAGAAATAACTTTAGCTAACTCATTATCATATCCTATTCCACAAGATTATGTTAACTATGTGGAGTTCTCATGGGTAGACGCGTTAGGTGTTAAGCATATAATATATCCAACAACTTTAACAAGTAATCCTACTCAACTTCCTTTACAGGATGCTAATGGTATGCCTATACAAGATGAGTATGGAGAAAATACAGAAGCCGCTCAAGCTAAGATAGATGAAAGATGGAAAAAAGCTAATGACAGGTTAATAACAGGTGAGTTTGATAGTGACTATTACATGGGTGTTTATGATTGGTATTGGTGGAAAATGGCTTATGGTCAAAGATACGGATTAGAACCAGAGACTTCTCAAAAAAATGGATGGTTTACTATAAATGAAAGAGAAGGAAGAATATCATTTTCAAGTGATTTAGCAAATCAATTAATAATAATGCAGTACATATCAGATGGCCTAGCCTATGACTTAGATATGAAAATACCTAAAATGGCTGAGCAAGCTATTTATATGCACATCGTTCACGGTATAGTATCTACTAGAGCTAACATGCCTGAATATGTAGTAAGAAGGTATAAAAAAGAAAGAAGTGCTGCTTTAAGAAATGCCAAGATTAGATTATCAGATATTAAGTTAGGTGCATTTACACAAGTGATGAGAGGTAAATCTAAATGGCTTAAAAATTAATATATGCCAGATATAAGAAATACATTTATAAGGTCTAAAATGAATAAAGACCTAGACGCTAGAATAGTTCCTGCTGGTGAATATAGAGACGCAGTTAATGTAACTGTAAGTACATCTGAGGGAGCTGACGTAGGTGCGTTAGAAAATATACTAGGTACTAAGTTATTAAATAAGTTTAATATAACAGCTGTTGGAACTGAAGTAATAGGTGTAAAAGAAGATCCTGGAACAAATAGATTGTTTGCTTTTTTTACGAACTACAATGACTCATCAAGCGATAGGCTTAGTAACTTTGCTCCAACTGCTTCGTATTGTTCTATCATATGTTATGACATAACTTCTAATACTGTAACTCCTTTAGTGTCTGGAAACTTTTTAAACTTTTCAAAAACACATCCTATATTTGGTATAAATATATTAGAAGAATTATTGTTTTGGACAGACGATAGAAATCAACCTAGAAAAATAAATATAAACTCAGCTTTGTCTAGTCCAGCTACTGCCGTTAATCCTTATTATCAGCTTGAAGATCAAATATCTGTAGCAAAGTATTACCCTTTTAACACACCTGAAGTTTATAGTGAAGAAGTTATAGATGTTCAGGTTTTAAATGGAGGCATAGGTAATCAATACCCAGGTGGTTTTCCAGACTCTGGTTTAGTGCCACCTTTTGCAAACACACAGGCCTCTAATAGTACTCAACAATTAGCTGCTGTAAAATATCCTCAAACAGCTGTTAATAGTTTTTGCAAAATAACTAGTGGTACTCCATTGTTAAAACTGTATCCTGGTTTAGCTTTTACACTAGTACCAGGAAGTGCTGTAGGTACAGGCGCTTCTGCAGGCAAAGATCCCGTAGCTTTTAAAAGCTCCTGGCCTTATTTTAATTGTATAAGGAATTGGGAAACGCAACCTTATGTTGATACTCAACCTCCAGTAGCTCCTCTTGGGCCATTTACTAAATCTGAAGCTGTATCTCCAAATACAAATCCAGACATATTTTATCCTAATACTCCTTTTTATTATATAGATAATACAACAGGTAGTCTTACAAATGGTAGTCCATTTCCTTGGGAAGGCACTTGTAAATTAAAGATAATACAACAATCTTCTTCTGACGCTTTAGAAAGGTATTTACCGGCTACATATAGGTTGAAATTCGCTGGAATAGGTGGTCAACCAACTGGGCAAGGTTCCACTACTTTTTTACAAAGTCAAGGTAAAGTTAGAGAAACTCAACCAACAGAAAACAAAGCTTTTCCATTTCCAACCGGAGTTTATCCACAATTTGAAGACTATACAAATTCTATTGGGTTTGGTTATATAAAACTAACTATAACTGATATAAATGGATATGGACTTGGCCAGCAAGGAGCAGGCACAAGTGGTACTTCGTATGAAGCAAAAAGAGATTATTTAAAAGCCTACCTACAGCCAGATATGAAACTATCAAGTGCTGCTTTCGTTGAAGATGGTAGTACATATTTAATTGATCAAATATTTCCACAAGGTACTGATTCTGCTAACAATACAGTTTTTAGTATTACTGTAAAGAAAGTAGATCAAGACGGAAAGTATATAACTAGCTGGGTTTGGCCTGAATTTGCAAATGGAGATCCATTTGATATTTGTTTTAAAAATCCATGGTTTGAAGAGAATTTTGGTGGTGATAAATTTTATTTAGAGGATAAATTTGTAAGACTTGCTTATAGATTTACTTTTGATGATGGAGAAACTTCTTTAATATCGCCTTTCACACAATCATTATTTGAGCCCTTACAAAAAGGTTATTACATATATAATGAAGCATACGCTGCTTTTAATGCTAATTCTGGTGCGTTTTTAGGTCAAGGAACAGTTCCAGCTTCAGACGTGGAAACAGTCGGTACCTCAACGCTTAACTTTTTGTATCAAAACATATTAAATACTATAAATTTATCTATAAAAATGCCTTATGTTGATGGATCGCAGATTCAGGTACAAGATCTTTCTTCTAAGCTTAAGGTAAAATCTATAGACATAATATATGAAGACTCTGAGTCTACAGCATTAAGATTATTAAAAACTATTCCAGTAACTGATTCTTCTATAAATGGAAACGCTTTAAACTACTACGTGTTTAAGTGGCAGGGAGATAAACCTTATAAAACTTTACCCACTACAGAAGTCACTAGAGTTTCAGATCAAGTTCCCATAAGAGCATTAGCTCAAGAGTCTGCTGGTAATAGAATAATATATGGAAACTTTTTAAATAGACATTCTTCTCCAGATTCTTTAGATTTTTCTGTAGGATCAAGTCCTAAATACGATGTAGAAAATGAGTTTAGTAGCAATTCGTCTGTAGAATATCCAAATCACACATTAAAACAAAATAGAAATTATCAAGTAGGTGTTGTATTATCTGATAAGTTTGGTAGACAATCAGATGTTATTTTAGCACCACCAATATTTTCTACTAATCTAGCTTCTAACGGAGATGTGTTTAGTGGAGATACGTTTTTTCACAATTATAAAAGACAAGATCAAATAAGTGCGCCTCTTATAGATGGTTCTAATATAGTTAATTGGGTAGGAGATTCTTTAAAAATATTGTTTAAAAACAAAATACCTTCTACTTTACCTAATGTAGAAGGTTATCCCGGACTTTATAATAAAGATACAAATCCGCTTGGTTGGTATAGTTATAAGATAGTAGTAAAACAACAGCAGCAGGGTTATTATAATTTATACATGCCTTTTCAAGCTAATGGAGAACCTTTAATACCGGTTGTAAATACTGGTCCAAATGGTATTGCGCCTAATACAAATGTTTTAACCTCTTTTACTTTAATTGGTGACAATATAAATAAAGTAACAACTGAAATTGTTGAGACAAATTCTCAGTTAGAATTTAATAGTAGTGAAGACAAATTATATCCTAGAGTTGCAACTTTTGGTGAATTAATTTTCGTCACTGGATCACCTGGAAATTGGTCAAGCTATACAGCTGGAGCTGGCGGTATTGGATATCAAACAGGTATGGTAAATCTAAATGGTGCTTATGATAACACTGTATATATAGGTAATATAGATCAAATATATAGTTCAACAGGTAGGTCAAGCGCTGGAGTGACATTAGCTGAGGTTAATAAAACTTTATTATATAAGCAACCAGATAATTCTTATGCAGTTATTGCTGAAAATGAAATCGGTAGAAATCCTTTTGTTTACTATGATAAAATAACAGGTTTTTCAAATACAGTACCTACTCAAACAGCTCCTATAATTAATATTGGTAAACAAATAACTAATACTGGTATAGGTATCACATCTAAAGACCAGCAAAACAATATTGGAGGTATTGATAGTAATTCTATATCAATAGTAGAGGTTGAAGCCGATGAGTCTAATTTAGAGATATTTTGGGAGTCTTCTACTTCAGGTTTAATATCAGAACTTAATACTTTAATAGAAAATAATGTTGATGAAAATATTCCAGCTGCTTTAAATACTATTACGGTAGACTTTTTTGAAGACACTCCTATTTCTCTTTATTATTCTTATTACGAAGCTGGATTAAACCCACCTTCGCCTCCTGTGCCTACTACTGGTATAGATCCTTATATAATATCACTTCAACCTAAGAATGCAGTAGGTGACACTATACCTTTTTCAGCTATAAATAGTGTGGAATTTACATGTGTTAACGGCGACGGCACTGACGTTAAGAATTTGTTTGTACTTTCTAACGCAAATAATCCGGCGCAAGCTATATATAAAATATACTTAAAAGAAACTCCACAGTATTTTCTACAAGACGTAAACACTAGACAATTTAATTTTAGCTTTACATTTAATGTAGATGCAGAATTACCTGGCGACCCAGCTACCGTAACAACACTTTCTGTACCAACTATATCATTACAAAATGTTAAACCTAAAATTAGAAAACCTGGAAATAAAAGTGGACTTAGTAACGTAACAGCGGGAACAGGTGGTACTATATGGGGAGATGATGGTGTGAATGGTAATAGTAGTATACTAAGCCCAGCATATACTAATGGCGGTTATGATTGGTTTGTAGCATCGATTCCTAACACTGTTCCAATTGGATCTCCAATAGCAAATGCACAAGATATAGCTTGGAGCGTAGTTAGCTGTATAGAAACAACTACAGGTAATGACATAGCTAGTGAGATAAGTTTTGGATATACCGGTGGAAACATAGTAAATGACAATAATGGCCTTATATATGATAATTATGTTAATGAAAACTATATTATAGCATCTGCTAATGCACCTGCAGGTACTTATAATTTAATATATCAAGTTACAGATGCAAATGGAAATGGTTTAAGTTTTGAATTTCCTACAGAAACATCATTTGCAAACCTGAATTTTACTATAAATCCATAGTAATAAAACAAAAAAATAAGTAATAATTAATTATGGGAGCTATTTTAGAAGTAAAGTATTTTAATTCATTTTGGACTAAGCGTATTGCTACTGGTCAAGTTAATCCTATAGTTGATATTGGTTCACCTCAACCTAATGTTTATGGAGAAGCAAACACTACAGGTACATATCCAGGTCCTGTAGCTTTTGGAGATGCTGTTTCTGGCGTAGGTAATCAAGAGATATATGGTTTAAGATATTCTGACCTTGTAGGAAGTCAAAATTACGAACCTGCTTTCCCTAACAGCGCTAACGATAGAATGGCGGAAACATTAAGGTATAATTGGTTTTGCGAAGACTCTACTATAAGAGGTGGCTTTGGAAACAACACTGTTGATTTTGGTGTTAGAGCTTATTTAAATGAGGACGAACCACTTCAAGAACGTAGGTTTAATTCTTTAATATATTCTGGTGTTTTTAACTCTAGAACAGGTTTAAATGCTACTAACGTGTTTTCTGTTGGTGAGAGTATAACTAAGTCCTTAGAACCTGCTTATGGATCAATACAAAGGCTATATGCAGAAGACACTAACTTAATAATATTTCAAGAGAATAAAGTTAATGGAGCATTAATAGACAAGGATGCTATTTATTCAGCTGAAGGCGGTGGTACTGTAACGTCTAGTCAAGTCGTTATAGGTCAAACAGTTCCATATTTAGGTGAATTTGGCATAAGTCAAAACCCTGAGTCTTTTGCAGTTTACGGTTTTCAAAAATATTTTGCAGATAAAGATAGAAGTTCAATAATGAGATTGTCAAGAGACGGTTTAACTCCTATTAGTAAATATGGTATGAATGACTATTTTAGAGATGAATTAGCTAAAGTAGATAATGAATGGAAAGATTATTACGTAACAGCAACGCTTGAAACTACTGGCACAGTTAATGTTTTTAATATAACTAATTCTACTATAAGTGGAAATCTTCAGATAGGTAGTGGTATACAAATATCTTCTGATAATGGAATTAATTATAGTCCTGATCCTACTGTTGCTTATATTACAAATATTGTTGTAAGTGGAAATTCTACTACTATAACATCAAGTTCAGAAATAACTTTACCAGCAACTGATGGTTTAGTAAGATTTGTTTCTCCTGACAGAGGTAGAATAAGAGCTGGTTGGGATATATACTCATTACATTATTTATTATCTTTACAAACTAATTCACATTTTACTAGTAATGATAGTTCAACATATCAAACTTTAACATTTGAAGAAGCAATAAACGGTTGGACAAGTAGATTCTCTTTTAAACCAAGCAAAATATTCAGTGTTGAGAATAAAACTTTCTCTATAGATCAATACAGTCTTTACGAGCACTTTGACGAAACAGTACCAAACAATAGAGGGTTTTGGTATGATCAACCTTATAATTCTTCTAGTGTAAACTTCTTATTTAACACTGATCCGTTAGTTGTAAAGAACTTCAATACTATAGGCTACGAAGGAGGTAGCGGTTGGAAAGTAGATTACTTTACTAGTGATGAAGAAGGATATGACTTTATGAAAACTGTTAATAATCAAAATCTATATAGTACTTTTGAAGATGAAACAACTGTAGTTTATAGTTTCTTAGAGGGTAAATATGAAGTTTACGATCCTTCAAAAACAGGAACAAATGCAGTTTCTCCTCCATATGCTCATGCAGGTTTCGCTAGAAAAGAAAACAGATATGTGTCAGCATTAATTCAAAAACAAACTGTTACAACTGAGCCTTCATCTTATCCACCTAGACCTGGTGAAGTGATATTTGGTAATCAAATGAGTGGAGTTAAAGGTTTTTTCGCTAATGTACAAATGTCAACAGACACAGTGACTCAACCAGGAGGAGAAAAAGAATTATTCTCTGTTTCATCAAACATTGTAAAATCATCTTAAAAATAAATATATGGGCGCATTAGAAGAAATATTGACAAACCCTAAAGTAATAGGTTTAGCAGTTAACACAACACAAGGTTTTTTAGCTAAAGGTAAAGCTGACGAGCAAACATCAATAATAGAAGATAATCAAAAAGCTTTACAAGATGTTATAGACTCTAGACAAGAAATAACTAATCCGTATCAAAGTGTTAGCGCTTATAAACCTACTGATAATTCAGACATGTTTAAAAATCCATACGAAAATCTTAGAGTAGCTACTAAAGCCGCTGAAATACAAATGGAACAAACAGATATAGCTTTAGCAAATACTTTAGATACTTTAAGAGTAAGCGGCATGGGAGCAGGCGGTGCAACAGCTTTAGCACAAGCGGCAGCTCAAGGAAAACAAGGCATTGCAGCTAGTATTGAACAACAAGAGATTAATAATCAAAAATTAAAAGCACAAGGAGATGCACAAGTTCAGGCTCAAAAAGCAGCAGAAAAAGCTAGGGTTCAAGGTATTGAAGCTAGCGAACAAGGAAGAGTTCAAGCGGCTCAAGCGGCAGGTGAACAATTTATGTTTGCTGCACAAGAAACTAGAACTAATGCTGATTTAGATAGAGCGCAACAAGAGTTAGATACAGCTAAAGCTCAACAATTACAATATCAATCAGATTCATCAGCTGCTTTTGGACAAGTAGCTAGTGGTTTAATGGGTATGACAGACTTTACAGGTGAAAAAGATAAAAAAGTAAACATTGATCTATCAGGTTTTGACTTGTCTAAGCTTAATTTTTAAATAAAAAAGTATATGGGAACTTATAGACAGCCAGCTCAGTTAATAGATAAAGGCTTTGAGTCTTTTAATAAATCTTTTAATGCAGCTAACGACAAAAGAGAAGCTTTAGCAGCGGCAAAAAGAAAACAGGATCAAGCGTATGCTCAAAAGCTTGCTCTTAATGCTCAAAAAAATAAACAGAAACAACAGTTAGCTGAAATAAGACAAGATCCTAAAGATGATAAATTAGTTTTAGAAACACAGACTTCCATAAACGCTTTTAGAGAAAATCAAGATGTGCCTGTAGGTATTGCTATAGATTATGACTGGGACGGAGATAAAGCTACAGCTGTAACTAGTAAAGTAATAGGTGGAAATGATTGGAAAACACAAAAAGAGTTATTAGAAAATCATAGAAGATACTACAATAAAAAACAAACTACAGCTTTAGGTGATGGTAACTATCAATACGTAGGAGATAATTTAGACACTAAAGAAGTTGAAACTGATTATACCGTTAATTTTCAAGGCAAAGATTTAAAGTTTATAGAGAACGCTATAATAAAACAAAGGGATTGGGATGATTTAGGCAATGAAGTAATTAAAGATGCTACACTAGGAGCTTGGTATAATCAATATATAGAAACACATGGAGAAGCACCTAGTGGTATTGGTATAAAAGGATCTATGGATCTTCAGATAAATAAACTAGCTGAAATGTTAAAATACCCAGTTGGTTCTATACAGCATACAGAGGCTACGCAAGGTTTAAATAGTGCTAAAACACAAATACCAAATTTACTAGCTTTTATGGATGCTGCTGCTGAAGATAACAAGGGATTACTTGTTTTAAATTCAGAAGGCAAATGGGAAATGGCTCCAACAAATGAAGTTAACTCTGTATTATTTGAAGAAAATCCTGCGTTTAAAGGAAAATTAAATGCTATAATGGATTGGAATAATGGTAATGCTGATCATAGATTTTCTATGGACATTAGTAAAGCAGGTTCAACTTTAACTTATTTCAATCCTGTTGTAATGGATAAGCCATTAGCTATACCTTATAAAGATTTACAAAACGCTTCAAAAAAATCAGGTCAACCTTTCTTAGCTACTTTAAACCAAGAAACTTTTGATGGCTTTAGTAAAACAATAAATAGTGGTTTAGATGGTCAAAATTTAAAACCAATTAAAACAACTATAGGTACAAGTGGTGAATATACTAAAGAAGGAAACACAAATACATTGACTAAGAAAGAAGTTATAGAAGATTTTACAAGGCTAAATGAAGAAAGCTTACAGTATATACAAGAGATCATATATTCATCAGATAGAACAACCGATAATGGAGCTCCAGGTACAGGAGGTTTTCAAAACACTAGTGCTCAAAACAATTGGCAATTTATAAGAAAACCAGATTCTACTTTACCGATTAATTGGCAGAATACACCTGATCAGCAAGATGCTGTTGTTGACTATTATTACCGTCAAAGAGAACAAAATAATAGAACTATATCTAATTATAGTAATTTAAAAATTACACCTAATGACGAGGAAGATGTAGTAGTAAAAGGCGCAGCTTTAATAGATGACAAATCAAGTGGTATAGCTACTAGTATTAGCTTAGAGCCTTGGGGTTTTAAAAATAAAGACGGTAGATATACTGGTTCAGAAATAATAACTCACTTTGATAAATTATCAAACAATAAAGATTCTACTGGACAAACAGGTATAACCACTTTACTTAATGGTGTTATAAAAAGAAATACTGGAGCTAAATACGATCCTAATAATCCAACTTACATGACTGGAGCATATTTAAAAAGAAAATATCCAAATAAAACAGACCTTAAAGATGATCAAATGTATGTCAAAACTAGTAATGATAAAGTTAGAGCAATAGATATAAGTGATTGGAAAGCTTTAATGAAACAGATACAAATTCTAGATAGTGGTATAACACCTAAAAATATGACAAAGTTTATTGAAGATATAGAAGCCACCGGTATAAAAACAGATGCGACTGATGAAGTAGCTACGGTTGAAGGAGATGCAGAAACTATGGGTGCACAAAACTTATTAAATTTAATTAAAAATCAAACTTCATGACAAGATTAGAATACGCTCAAAATCTATACTCAAAAGGAATTACTGATGAAGAGTTTCTTTTAGAAATAGAAAAATATGACAATGGAGAAGTTGTATTAGAAGAAGAGAAAGTTGAAGTACAAGAAGAAGTTCCTGTAAATTTTCAAGAAGACAACATGGGGGAGACTGTGCCTGTGGCGTCGCAAAACATAGAAGAGAGTTTGGTTTCAGATTCGGAAACTTTTTCTTCGGAATTACAGTCGAACTTAGAGCAGTTAGATCCTAATACCTTACTAGAAGGTGGAGATGATGAAGAAGAAGAAAAGAAAAAGAATAGAGCTAATTTTATAAACATAAATTCTAAGGCTACCGACGATGTTGTTAAAATGACTCTACCTGGTGGTGAAAAAAGAAGAAAAGTAAAAGTAGATGTACTGGACACTTATGCTTTAGCAGAAAATGAAGATCAACATGATGCTAATCATATATCCTTAGATCAAAGTGATGCTGTATTAGAAGCTTTTAAATTAAAAAAAGTTAAAGGTCAAGAGCAGTATTTTACAGACGATGCTAGAGGCATGAGACAAATGGAAGAAGCCGGCATTACTAAGGATGACACTAAATATGATTATTCTCTTAAAAGATATGTTTATAAACCTGAGTCTTACGAAGAACAAGTAGTTTTAATTCAAAAGCTTGATGCTGAAAGACCATTTGAAGACGATGAGGAAACAACATTTAAAGCTAAAGTATTAAACTTACCAGGTGAACAACCTGAACTAGAGCAAGGTGTAAAACCAAAAGGATCTACTTTAGAAAATTACTATACTCTATACACAGCTACTCCAAATGCTATTGCAAGAGCTAAGGAGATTCAAAAAGCTTTTAAAGCTAAAGGTAAAGAAAGATCCCTTGTACAGATATTAGAAAAAAACGGAGACTTAAATAAAGCTCAAAAAACTAGATCATTTACTAATGAACAGTTTGAAAAATTTCAAAAAGGTGAAAGTGGTCAAAAAACTATAAATGAACAAGGAGAAGTTGTTCAAGCTACAGAAGAATTAGATGAAGTTGAAATAAAAGTTGACACATATATAGAAGGAGATCCAGAGGTTCTTAGAGCAGAACTAGATGCATCTACTACTAAATTAGATGAGTTAAGTGCTAGGTATAATGACGAAGCTATGCCTGAAGAAGAAAGAACACAGCTAGCTATAGAGATTCAAGAAGCGTATTTAAAGAAAAAGAAAATTATGGACACGATATCAACAGCTAATGCTACAGGTGAAAGCGTTGAGATGTTCATGAAGATTGAGGATGACGAAATACCAAAAGTAACAGTAGGCAATAAAGGTGGCTTTATAACTGATGAAAATGGTAAAATAATTCCTAACATGGATAAAACCTATGATCCAATACGTGGTGGAATGGCTGTTGGTCCTGGTTCTTGGTTTAAGAAAAACCCTAGAAAAGCTAATTATTGGGATAGAGATTTTGAAAAAAATGAAAAGCAAATAAATAAACTAGTTATAAATCGTAATGACAAATATGCTAATTTTGGTTTAATAACAGTCACAGGTATTGGTCTACAATATACCGATGCTGGAGAAGTTTTCTTAATTGAAGGAGATTCTTTAATTGGTAAAGATGGTGGAGATTATATTACTACGTTTAAAAATGGTAGAACTTTTACTAGTGGTGAAAAAGCTGGTGAAATAGATTTAGTTGCAACTGCCAAAGCTAACGGCTTGTATAATGAAGATTTCAAAGCTTTTTCATTGGGTGTAATGAATGTATCCAAAAGAAAAGCTTTACAATTAGATTATCTTATAAGAAAAGGAGTAGCTATAAATACTAAACACAATGGAAACGGTGTAGATATAGCTCAAGGTTTGGCTGATGAGATGAATTTTTTAAATGACAATACTAAAAAAGAAAACTTTAAATTTAAAAGAGAAAAAAACACAATAACTAATACTGAAGCTTTTAATGAAGAAAAGCTTATGTCTGGTGGAAAACGTTTTGACAAAAAACTCAAAGAATTACAAGGCTTGATTAAAGAAAACATGAATCACGCTAAGAAGATTGTTAAAAAAAATACAAATTCTAATTCAGCTTTTAAAAAATTAGAAGAAAAAACAGAAAAAATAAATAGTGCTAGTGAAAACATACTTAGTGAATACAATGTAACTAATGAAAGTTTAAAAAAGGTACAAAGTGATATCAAACCTTTAGTTCAAGATCAGCAAGATATAAATCTTTCGATAGAAGAGTTGAACAGTGAATACACTGAAAAATACAAAGAAACAGAAGCTCAAATAAAAAAAGCTACAACAAGAGATGCTCAATTAAAGATTTACAATGACTTCATTGCATGGGAAACTAAAGATTACAAGCCTAGGTTTAATGATCTTAAAGCTGACTTTGACAACAAGACTCAAGAAGTAAACAATCTTAATTTAGAAATAAAAAGTATACAAGAAGGTTATACTGCAAATTATAACGAGTATAAAAAAGAAATGGAGGAGTATAAAGCTTATAAAGCTGATCTCACTCCAGAGATAAGAAAAGCTGGTTTGGAAATGACTAGAGCTTTAAACGCTGCAGATACCTATAAAGCTTTGTCTTTTTCTTTTGCTGCTGGTTCTAAAAACATACACGACCAATCCGCGAAAATATTTAAAGAAGGAGAAGGTAGAGGTAGTTTTATAGGTGAAACTTGGAATAGTTTCACAGGCGCATTTGCTGACGCTACAGGTGGTAAAGCTATTAGCTTTAGTTATTTAGCAGAATTATTTAATGAAGTAGGTAGATTTACAGGCGCTATTAGTGAAGATGAATATAATTATAACGCAGGGAAAATATCTGCTGATCAAAAAAGTTTTTCTGCAGATGTAGAAGCTGTGAAGGAGATTATGAAAATTAAGAATATAGATGAAAAGTATGCTACTACTTATTCTGAAAGCTTCTTAGGTGGTTTAGCTGATACAGCAGCTGTTATGTTAGGTGCTTATGCTGGAGGAACTCCTGGAGCTCCTATGTCATTTGGTTTGTCTGCGGGTTTCTTTTTCAACAGTATGGCAAGTTCACAGCAAGAGATATTAGACATGCAAAGTGAATTTATTAAAAATTATGATGGCCCAGCATGGATGGCTTTACAAGAGTTTGAAAAAGGTTTTACGTCTATGCAACAAAAAGGTTATATACTTACTCAAGCAAGTGTTGAAGCTGCGTTAACATATTTTAGTGGTGAAGTTCTACAAGGTAAGATAAAACCATTCTCTAGTAAAGTAGTTAAAAAATACGTAGATGTTGCATTAGATTTATTTAGTAAAGAAGGTAAAGTAGTTACTACTGAATCTCTTAATGCAAGTGTTAGAAAATTAGTTGGTGAAAGTGTAGCTAAAACAGCTGGTAAGGCTGGCGGAATGGCAGAGGCTGGTTTATTAGAAACTTTGGAGGAATATACTCAAGCCATAGCTGCTGAAGGTATAAAATCTGACTACCAAAGAGTGACTGATTATAAAATAAAATGGGACATAGCCGATCAAAATGGTGCGGAGTGGAAAAAACAAATGGACCAATTGTTTAAAATTAGCTTTACTATGGGAGCTGTTGGTGGAGTTTTTCATGGAAGTGTAAATAACAATGATAAACTTGTAGATAACTATAATGCTTTAAGTTTAAAAGCTAAAGCTGATCTTGAACAATTCTTACAGTTTAATGTTAGTAATAAAAGAAATGAAGATGCTTTAGAACAATACAAGTCTGATATTGATAATCAACTTAATGATCCAGACAATGAAATGGATGAAGAAACCGCTTCTAAGCTTAAGCAACAAGCTGATAAAGTATATGAAGTATATAAACATCAAGTTCCACAAAATTTAACAGGTGTTGCTCAAAGCCAGATGGGTGAGTTGTTACTTAAGAAAAACGAATTAATAGAAGAGATTGACCAAATAGGTGATAAAAATGCAGCTGCTGATCTTGTTGAACAAGTAGCTGTTATAGATGCTCAAGTGAAAGCTATATCACTTGATCCTAATAACAAAAGATTTGAAGGTAGTACTAAAGAAGCTGTAGAAAGACAGCAAGTGCTAGGTGAAAAAATAATGGATAGACGAGGTGGAGGAACTATAACTTTTGCTAAATCTCAACAAGAGTTTGAGCAAGCTATGGAAGACAATAATGTTGCGCTTCAAGCTGTGGATGCAGAAGGAAATCTTGTTAATCAATCTTTAGCTGATGCAATGTATCTTAAAGATGGTAGTGGAAACATAATAGTTAATACTAAAATGATGGAGGATATGGTATCTATATCAGCCACTACTCACGAAATATTGCATGACATTACCGCTGATCAATTAGCAGGGCTTAGTGACGAAGAGCAAGTGGAATTAATAAATAGTTTTAAAAATATATTAAGTCCAAAAGAAAAAGCAACTGTAGAAGCTAGACTAGAAGCAAACTACAATGGTGTTGATATAGCTACTACTGAAGAATGGTTTAATGCCTTTCATGATGCTATTGTTAGGGGAGATTTAAAATATGATAAAAACATATTTGAACAACTAGGAGATTGGATTGTTAACTTAATAAACGGTTTTGCTCCAGGTTCATTTAAAAAAGATTTAAAATTCGACAGCCCGCAAGGAGTTTACGACTTTATAAAAAATTATTCTATAGAGACTAAGGCAATAACTGAAGGTAAGCAGGACGAGTTTTCAGAAGAAGTAGGTAAAGTAGTTTATAATAGAGATAATGAAATCCAAGCAAAGCCTGAAGAGTCTACAGAAACAACTACAGTTGTTGACGAAAACGTAAAAGATAAGCCAGAGGTTGAGGCTGCTTTATCTATTTCAGTAATAGACGAAACTACTGAAAATAAAAAAACAAGGCAAGATACTAGAAACATTGTAGTAGACAACATATATGATGAACATGCTAAAGGTAAAACTAAAGAAGAATGGAGAGAGTTTGTAGAGTCGCCAAGAGGAATAGCTTTAGTTCAAGATGAAATATTAGCAGGTACTGTTTTATTAGATAAAAATAACAATATATTAAACTATAATACTCGTAAAGAAAAAAGAGAATTACTAGAAAAACCAGGGGTAAAAGAGGTTCAAACTTCTTATTTACCAGATATGGTTGCTATAGCTAAAAGAAAAGGTTCAGAAGATCCGATGGGTACAGCTTATGCAGGTATTGATTTTTTAATGAACCACGTTAAAGCTTTTGATCCTTCTCAAAACACTGATTTACCAGGTTATATAGGTGGTTATTTAGGTTTGAAAGTTGGTAGTGGCTTTAAAAAGCAGCAGAAAAAAGGTGATGAAATTAGTATGGAGAAAGAAGGTGTGAAACAAGTTGTTGAAAAACAAGGTGTATCTCAAGGATCTAGCTCTACTAGTCAAGAAGAATCACAACAACCACAGTTTTTTATAAAAGATAGATTAGGGGATAAAGCAAAAGCTATAGATAAGAAAGTAAAAGCCATGGCTTCTGGTCTTAAGTTAAAAGGTAAAGGGTATAAACAAACACCTAAGTTAGCTATTAAGGAAACAGTGGAAATGTTTATGTCAGATCCAAATGCTGTATATGTTGATGATGGCGGCTCTTTTTGGGGAACGCCTAAAGGTAAGAAAGCTTTAGGAACTTCTATTGCTGAATCTATATTAAATAAAATAGAAAATAACGCTGCTTTAAATGGTCAAGACATAAAAGCTGTACAACAGTTTTTAATGAAAAATAAGCAGACATTGATGTCTGGTGCTTTAGCTGAAGGTACAGATCCTTCTGGTAAATCTACAGGTATGGCAAAAGTTTTATTAGATAAATTCTACTCTAAAGGTGATAGAGTAAAAATGACTAAAACAGGTAGTAAACAAGGTTTATCAAAACAAACTAAACTTGACAATGTAGAAGACAGTGTTTTTGATGACTTGTTTGGCATAACAGAAGCTGGAAAGCCTAATGTTCAAAATGTTTCTATGTCTAGTCAACCTGTTAAAGCAATGATTAGAGCTACAGAGAAAATACTAACTAATCAAGCTATAAGAGAATCTGTAGAAGGTACTCAAAAAATGGGTGAAGGCAAAGCTAAAGCTATGAAAAGTAGTACTCAGTTTACTCAAGCTCAAGATGTAAACTACATGTCTACTATTGAAGAGATATCGCAAAAAAGAGATATCAAAGCTGCTTTAAAATCCTTAAAAATAGATCCTAAAAATGTAATTATAACTGACGATAATAGAGTAGCTAGACAAGTTGAGTTTGAAAAACAAATCATAAAACACAAACTAAACTCTCAAGTTTTTCTAGCTGGCGCTTTTGCTTTTTCAGGAGCGAGAAGAGCGCAAGGTCAATTAGATAAAGATGGTAATTTAGTAAAAGCTAAAACTAGAATTGTAAAAGGAAAAGAGGTTCAAAATCCTTACTTTTACCAATTAGACAATGGTCAATGGATGGAAGGTATAAAAGGTAAAACTAAAAATGGTAACATTAAATACTCACAACCAGTTACTCCTGAAGGAACGTCTTTAGTGCCAAGAGATAAAAGCAGATTGTATTATGGAACTTCTGATCCTGCTTACATAAAAGCTTTAGAAGAAGCTAAAAAGAATGATAAAGAGGGTGATGCTAAATTTAAAAAAATAATACCACCTGTATCTGGAGTTACAGAAGACTTTATTAAAAGTAAAGCTAAACAGTCAGCTGAAAATATGGATGTACTAGAGTCTGTTGTTGATCAACTTGCTAAAGCTAAGCAAGGTGGAATGAGCATTAATTATGCTGCAATGATAGTTACTCAAGGTTATCAAGCAACTGATGGATTAATTAAGGTAGCTGCTCCTTTTAAATATGCCTCTAAAGTTTTTGCTTATGGCCCTAAAGGTAGTAAGTCTCAGCAAAGAGAAGGTAAAAAATATAGAGAAGAACACAATCCACCCGCTTCAGTTGTCGGAGCTTCTTTAATAGCTGCTATAAAAAGCAATAGAGCCAAACAAACAATGGATGCTTTAAGAGAAAATTACTCTCAAACTCAGCTTTCTAAATTTGATGACTCTAAATTAGATGCTGCTAAGTTAGATGCTGTAATGCCAAAAGGAACTAGTATATTTAGTAATCCAGCTGTTAGATACGCGGCTGCCGGAATAAATTTAAATTCTATAATTAATCCATTAACAGGTAAGACTATAGCAGAGGAAAACGGATTAGGTGTAGATAAGAAATTTGAAAACGATCCTAATGTTGTTGCTAAACAAAATGAATTAATATTAAATCCTGTTGAAAATTCAAAACAAGAATTAAAACAATATTTAAAAACAGTTCCTGACTTGAAGAAAACAAATCTTTCTAATTCTCAACAGCTTGGAAAATCTAAAGTTTTGTATTTAGATCCTACTACTATGACAAATGAAGATGTCATGAACAAGGCTGCTACTATCGACGAAGCTATAAGAAAAGCAAATGGATTAAATAGACCAGTTAAAAAAATTAGAGTATTTGATTTTGATGATACACTAGCTAGAACTAAAAGCAATGTTTTATATACTATGCCTGATGGTACTACTGGTAAACTAACTGCTGAAGAGTTTGCACAAAGAGGTGAAGAGATGAAAAATGATGGAGCTGTGTGGGATTTTTCAGAGTTTAATAAAGTTATGAATGGTAGAAAAGGTCCTTTATTTGAAGTTGCTCAAAAAATACAAGAGTCAAGAGGCACCGAGGACATGTTTGTTTTAACAGCTAGAGCACCTGAGTCTCAACAGGCTATAAAAGATTTCTTAGATGGTGTTGGTTTAAATATACCTTTAAAAAATATAACTGGACTAGGTAATTCTACAGGAGCTGCAAAAGCTAATTGGGTTATAGACAAAGCGGCTGATGGTTATAATGACTTTTATTTTGCTGATGATCATATGGCTAATGTTAGAGCTGTTCAAGATGCTTTAAGTGTTGTAGATGTTAAATCAAAAGTTCAGCAAGCTAAAGTAGCTTTAAGTACTTCTCAAGGTGTTAGTGATAAGTTTAATCAATATTTAGAAGCCTCAAGCGGTATAGAATGGTATAAGCAATATTCAAAAGCTAAAGCACAAGTCTTAGGAAGCAAGAAAAATAAGTTTAAGTTTTTTATACCTAACTCAGCTGAGGATTTTTTAGGGTTGCTTTATGAAACATTAGCACCTGGCAAAGTTGGTGAACAACAAATGAAGTTTTATGAAGATATGTTGCTAAAACCTTACTCAAAGGCTATGAGTGATTTATCTGCAGACAGAGTTCAATTAATGGCTGATTTTAAGAAACTAAAGAAAACATTAGAAGTTCCTAAGGATCTTAGAAAGAAAACAAATTCAGGATTTACTAATGAACAAGCTGTAAGAGTTTACTTATGGAATAAAACTGGTCAAGAAGTACCGGGTATATCTAAAACAGATTTAAAAGAATTATTAGATATTGTAGAAAACGATCCTAAACTTAAAACTTTTGGTAATTCAATTTTAGAAATAACTAAAGGTGATGGTTATTCTAAACCTGGTCAAAGCTGGTTGGGTGGTACAATTACTACTGACTTAGTAGATATGCTTAACACAACTAAAAGAGGTAAGTATTTAGAAAACTGGAAAGAAACTGTTGATGCAATGTTTAGTGAAGAAAATCTAAACAAACTAGAGGCTTTATATGGTAGTAAATATAGAGAAGCATTAGAGGATATTATAAGAAGAATGAAGTCTGGCAAAAACAGACAGCCTAGTACAGACAGGTTGACAAATGAAGTGATGGATTGGATAAATGGATCTGTAGGTACTATAATGTTTTTTAACATGAGATCTGCTTTGCTTCAAGGTATATCTGCCGCTAACTTTTTAAACTGGACTTACAACAATCCTGCTGCTGCTGGTAAAGCGTTTGCTAATCAAAAACAATATTGGAAAGATTTTATTGAAATACTTAATTCTGATTATTTAGTAGATAGAAGAAATGGATTAAAATTAAATATAAATGAGTCGGAAATTGCAGATGCAGCTAAAAGCTCAAGAAATAAAGCTAAAGCAGTTATAAGTTATATAATAGAAAAAGGTTATTTACCCACTAAATTTATGGATAGCTTTGCCATAGCTTCAGGTGGTGCTACGTTTTATAGAAATAGAGTTAATGACTTAATAAAGAACGAAGGGAAAAGCCAAGAAGAAGCGGAAGCGCAGGCTTTTGAGGAGTTTAAAGAAAAATCAGAAATGTCTCAACAATCTTCTGATCCTAGTAAAATATCTAAACAACAAACAACTTTAATGGGTAGATTGTTACTTCAGTTTGTTAATACCCCTATGCAATATACTAGACTACAGAAAAGAGCTTTTCAAGATTTACTTAATGGAAGAGGTTCTAAAAGAGAAAACATGGGTAAGATACTTTACTATGGTATTATACAGAACATGTGGTTTAATGCAATGCAATCAGGTTTAATGTTAGCAGGATTTGGAGACGATGATGAAGACGATGGAGATTTAAAAGATAAAACTATCTACACGGCAAACGGTATGGTTGACTCTATGTTAAGAGGTTTAGGTTTTGCAGGTATAACTGTTTCTGTTCTTAAAAATTTAGGAATAGATATATATGATAGATCTCAAAGAAAAAGACCAGAATATTCCGATGCTTGGCAGACTTTATTACAATTCTCTCCTTCTATAAGAAAGAAATTAATGAATTTAAAAAATGCTGGTTGGGTATTTGACTCTAAAAAAAGAAGACAAGAAGTTTTAGACAAAGGATTTTCACTAGACAATCCTGCTTGGGAAGCTGGATCTAAAGTGTTTAGCACAATCACTAATATACCTTTAGATAGACTAGTGCAGAAAACAAACAATGTTAGATCTGCTTTAGAAGAAGATACAGAAACTTGGGAAGCTATATTTATATTATTAGGTTGGAATTCCTGGCAGATAAAGCCAGACAAAAAAGAAGATGATAAAGGATTAAAAATTGAAGGATTAGATTTATCTAATTCATCTGCAGAATTAAAAATAGAAGGTTTAAACTTAGAATAATGAGTAAATTTAAAAATAATTTTTGTGCAAAATCACCAATAAAAGCTTGTTGGGATGGATACAGCGCTGATGGGACTAAACCATCACCATCAGGAAAGAAGACAGCTTCAGGTAGTATTAAAATGGTTCCTGACTGCAAACCAGATAGTGAAGGTGATTCACCTGCTAATCAATATGAAGATAGCCCAGCTTATAAAAAAAAAAGAAAAAAGAAGCCGGATGTAAGAAAAACTACTAAAGGCAAAGGAAGAAATTTTAGAACTACTGAAGAAGGAGCTGGTATGACAGCTAAAGGAGTTAAGGAATATAAAAGAAAAAATCCTGGTAGTAAACTTAAAACAGCTGTAACTGGTAAGGTCAAACCTGGTAGTAAAGCTGCTAAAAGAAGAAAAGCTTTTTGTGCTAGATCGAAAAGTTGGACCGGCGAAAGAGGTAAAGCTGCTAGAAGAAGATGGAAATGTTAGGAACATAAGAGATGGGCACCATACCCAAGTTCCTGTAACCAAAAAAGGGAGGCCGTAAGACCTCCCTTTTGTTATTTAACAGCCTTGACAAAGACTTTCACATAGTTCACACATCTTTTTTAATTTTAATAGTTATGTTATGTGGTGCGGGTTCATCTCCCCCAAAGTATGGGTAGAGTTGATATCGCCTATACTCATTAGGACAATTCTTAGGTATATGTACATATGTCCCATCTACAGATAATTTGTAGTCCCAAGTTGATATAGTCATTTCGTAGTAATGCTCTTCACATATACTAACTCTTTTTATAAGATCAAAGCTAAACTCTCCATGCTCATGTTTAAACCAGTGTATTTCTAAACTATCGTTTAACCATCGCCATCCAAACCTTATAGAGTTTTCCATATGGCTTGTCGAGCAATCACTCCATCCTATTAATTTATTTATATCTAGTTGATTAAGGCTATCCACAGTTTTGTAGATAGCACTAGAATCAAACTTAATGTTCCAACCGAACATCGTATCTTTACTATAGCTCAAGGCATTTGTCGACCTATGTTTCCCCTTTCGTATAGTAAATGTTTTATAATTGTCTGTTATTTTATTACAACTAGGTAATTTCACAAGCGCCACCAGCGCAAGCAAGCTCACCACTAAGATCTGTATTGTCTTCTGTTTCGATAACATTTTCTAAATTTATATCTTTTAAATGTTGTAACTTATTTATATAAGTTCCTTCGTCAATATCCTCGAAAGGAGCTTGTGTATAAGTTCCACCGTCATAAGGTAATACAGATAAGCCGTTGTAATGTTCTCTGTTTGTCCACATCCATTCTCCAGCATCTTCCCACTCTTCAGCTTTCAAACTAACTGTGGCAGAAACATTATGAGTATTAGATCCTTTTCTATGACCAGGTGTAACCCATTCTTGAGCCACTTTTTTTATACGTTCAAGTAATTGAAAAGGTGATTCAGTTCTAAGTATAGAACCTTCAGGCGCTTTCTGTGGTATACTAATTACAGCTGTGTCATGTGGTCTAAAGTATTCATCTTCTACTAACAGTGGGTGATTTTCGACTAAGTATTTATATATACTCTCATTTTTACCAACTCTTATTCTACGGACATAGTAATCGTTATGCCATGCATGAATACCAGATGATGTTCCTAATGCCAGAGATGTTGTCCCTGCGGGCTTCACGGTTGTACATCTAGCTGATGGATTAATTCCAATCACTTTCGCGACTCTTGCGTTTTCTCTTTTTACTATTTGAGCGGCTTTCTTCATGTCGTATCCTAACACCGTCCCCGAGCCTATCCCAGTCA